ATGAGTGGCGAAAAAAATACTGCAAAGGTCTGGGTCGCTGATTCGCAGGTGCTTACGGGCATCGCCAATCCGCAAACCGCTATCACCATTGCCATCGACACCTCTTATGTACTGGGCACTGGTGGCGGGAACATTTCCACCGGTGTGTACATGTTCGACAATCGTGTAAGTAATGACAGCAACGGCGAAGGATCGTTGGAACTGCGCACCCACTGCAATATCGGGGACTACATCGGCTTCGAGGTGGTACCGATAGATCAGAACGCCGGCGACACGGTAGCCATCACTGGCTTCCAAGTTTCCCAGGGCTCCGTGTTCGGCAGCGATGGCTACCCGATGCAAATAGGTACCGCTGGTGACTACTGGGTGGGCCTGGCTCGCAACGCGTCCTCTCAGACCACCTACCAGATCCAGGTCAAAGTGACCTCCGGAGGACTGCGACCATCAATACGTTTCATCCAATGGGACCCCTTCATTGGTACGAACTGATTAGCTGAACAGGCGGAGGGAGCTTGGCTCCTTCCGTCACCTCCGCCTGGCCTGGGTTAATAGCCCCTGTTTTCTAGAGACATTTGAATGACCTCTTTTGGCCGATTCCTGCCCTCGTGAAAGGCTGCTCTGGGTCGAGTGCGGACACTCCCAATGCTGGATTTGGCTACCAACCACCAACTGCTACGCTGTTCACTCCACCAGAGGAACGCCGATGCCCAACTCAGACCTGCTCCCTTCCCTGCTCTCCAAGCTCTACGAAAACCAGCTAGCCCTCGAAGCCTCGATCATGGAGCTATCGAACTGGGTCGAACAACGCGGCTCCGCTGACGTGGCAGAGAACATACGCGGCGCTCTGCACACCATCGACGAGAACGAAGAGTTCATCAAGCTGACCCTGGCCGTGCTCATGGCGGCGGATTGACCGGAGGGGAATCCCGCAGAGCACCGCAATATTGAGCTCTTCTCTAGTTGCCGACCATACTCACTATTCGACGGGCAAATTCCTAAGGCATCTCCATGTCCCTCACCAAACCCAACAAGAAATTGCGCCGCGACCTCAAGGCGATCGCCTCAAACCTTGAGCAGTCGTGTGTCGACCTCGGAAAACTTGCGGAAAAGCTCAGCAATGCAGATGCCATTGCGCTGATGGGATTGGTGGGAACGCTCTATGATGAAGCAGATAGGCTGGTGGGTTACGCGGATGAGGTGAAGATCGGTCGAATAAAGCGGGCTGAGGAATAACACGGATAGCTGAGTGGCGATCGCGCCTTCATTCCGAGATCAGCCTTCAATCTGCTCGCACCGCTGGGCTTCTTGCTTCTTCCTGCACTTAGTCCAATGCTTTCGGTTTCGCCAGCGATAGGACTCGGTTTTGTCTCGCCGGGTTTACCAATGAAGCATCGATACTGCCATCCTCCGCGTGTGCCGCCTGAACAAGCGTAAGCCCTGAGACAGCGACCGTTAGACCTGGCAGCGCAGTCCCGTCCGCCTGCTTAACGTTGGCCCCATTTGCCATGAAATGAATATTCAGACCCCAATGGCCGGTGTGGATCTTCTGATCACGCAACAGCGCAGTAATTAGGTCCCGAACCGAAAATGACCGCTCCTTCGTTATCATAAGCTCCTCTCATCCCCAATGCTGTTATCTGTTTTATAGGCAATCGAGTAGGTACCCGAATCCGCGATGCTGCAAACCCAAGGACCCGCGCGGCAGCATTGCCACCGCGCGGTTGAACAAGGGACCGCGGGGCTCAGAACCGCCAATTAGCGTTGATGCTGCCCGCGTTCTGCTGGTAGCCCGCGCCGAACTGCCCGCTGTAGGAAACGCCCACCGTGGTGTTTTTACTCACAGCAACATCCGCACCCACCTCAGTGACTGCCGCATTGCGGGCGATTGGTGCGCCCGCGACGGTAAATGGCTGGCTGCCCTCGAATGCCATCGTCGTCTCCGGCGTTACATCACCGAACGCATGGCGCAAGCCCACGGTGCCATACAGATGGCCTTGCAACTGCAGCGCAGTGAGCGCCGTCTTGGCGTGCAGGCCCAGCGTGGTGGTGGTGGTATCGTTGGTTTTGCTTTCGCCGTCCAATGCAGTGGAACCGCCCGATTCCGAGAAGCCGCGCAGGCGCTGGTCGCTGAACGCGGCACCTACGAACGGTTCGATCGTGGCGTGATTATTCAGCGGCAACGCGTATCCCAGTTCCGAAAACACCTGGCCCGTGCTGGCGCCGGACGTCGATTTCAGCGCCTGGTCCAGGCCGGCGGCGTTGACGTCGCGCCGGCTATCGATATCACTCCAAGTATAGGCCGCGCCGGCAGTCAGATTGATCTTGCCGGGACCTGCGTCAAACGCCTTGCCGCCGTAAACCGTGGCGCTGTAGCTATCGATAGCGAACTTGGACGAACGATCACTGACCGTGCTGTGGCTGTCGGTATAGCCCAGCGCCCCACCCACTCGCCAACCATTGTCGATCAACCGGTCTGCACCCACGAACACGCCGCCGTCCGACTCCTCAACCTTGGCCGAGTTGCTGTTGCCGCCCAACGTACGAGAGTTGCCGAACACCTGAACCCAGACGGGTTGTTCAGCCTCCGGACTGGCCACATCGACCGCATCCAGTTTGCTGCGCAGGTGATCCATCGGCAGCTTGATGACATTGTCCGTTACACCCTGCAGAACCGAGGCCGTGCTGGCGTGCGACTCGCCAGACAACGCGTTGAACGCCGCCGGCGGTGCGCCGTTGGGCAGGTTCAATATGCGGTTATAAAGATCACTGCCCGCAGGCAGGCTTTGCAGCGCATTGGCCACGGCGCGCTGGTTATGGGTTACGGCAGCGTCGGCGAAATTTTCCTTCATCTGAAGTCGCAGCATCACGTCATGCGCGTCATAGACCAACGAAGGCGTCAGGAAGGCCAGGTTGCTCGATACCGAATCAAAGCTGCCGTTCAGTTGGTTGGCCGTCAGGATGGTGTAGGTGCTGGACCCGGCGTAATTGCCGTTCTCGCCCAAATGCACCACCGAGCCTGCCAGGTTAGCTGTACCGCTGACGTTTACCAGGCTGCTGGTGGTGCTGCCAGGCGGTATCTGGACCTGATAAGTCGAGCCTGGCGCGAAGGTCAGGTTGCCATTTACGTTCAGGGTGCCGACCGGTGTGGCGCTATTGCCGGGCGCCAGGATCGCGCCGTTGGCCAGGGTCGTCGTGCCGACCGTACCGATGCCGGACAAGGTCGCGCCGCTGTCCACCGTCAGTGTACCGCCCAGCTTGCCGTCAACCTCCAGGGTGCCGGCGCCGACGTCACTCGCGCCCGTGAATGCGCTGCTGTCGCCGGTCAAGCTCAGCGTGCCGGTGCCTATCTGACTCAATGCGCCATTGCCCGAGATCACGCCGCCGAATGCGTAGGGATCGCTGTGATCGAACGCCAGCGTGGTGCCGGTGCTCGTCGCAACATCGCCCAGGAGGCTGCCAGTCGTACCACCATCGCCTACTTGTACGGTGCCGGCGGTGATGGAGGTGCCACCGGTGTAGGTGTTCTCGCCAGTCAAGACCAGCGTGCCGCTACCCATTTGGTTCAGTGCGCCAGCGCCCGAGATCACGCCGCCGAATGCGTAGGGATCGCTGTGATCGAACGCCAGCGTGGTGCCAGTGCTCGTCGCAACGTCGCCCACGAGGCTGCCAGTCGTACCACCATCGCCCACTTGTACGGTGCCAGCGGTGATAGAGGTGCCGCCGGTGTAAGTGTTCGCGCCAGTCAAGACCAGCGTGCCGCTACCCATTTGGTTCAGTGCGCCAGCGCCCGAGATCACGCCGCCGAATGCGTAGGGATCGCTGTGATCGAACGCCAGCGTGGTGCCGGTGCTCGTCGCAACATCGCCCAGGAGGCTGCCAGTCGTACCACCATCGCCTACTTGTACGGTGCCGGCGGTGATGGAGGTGCCACCGGTGTAGGTGTTCTCGCCAGTCAAGACCAGCGTGCCGCTACCCATTTGGTTCAGTGCGCCAGCGCCCGAGATCACGCCGCCGAATGCGTAGGGATCGCTGTGATCGAACGCCAGCGTGGTGCCAGTGCTCGTCGCAACGTCGCCCACGAGGCTGCCAGTCGTACCACCATCGCCCACTTGTACGGTGCCGGCGGTGATGGAGGTGCCACCGGTGTAGGTGTTCTCGCCAGTCAAGACCAGCGTGCCGCTACCCATTTGGTTCAGTGCGCCAGCGCCCGAGATCACGCCGCCGAATGCGTAGGGATCGCTGTGATCGAACGCCAGCGTGGTGCCGGTGCTCGTCGCAACATCGCCCAGGAGGCTGCCAGTCGTACCACCATCGCCTACTTGTACGGTGCCGGCGGTGATGGAGGTGCCACCGGTGTAGGTGTTCTCGCCAGTCAAGACCAGCGTGCCGCTACCCATTTGGTTCAGTGCGCCAGCGCCCGAGATCACGCCGCCGAATGCGTAGGGATCGCTGTGATCGAACGCCAGCGTGGTGCCAGTGCTCGTCGCAACGTCGCCCACGAGGCTGCCAGTCGTACCACCATCGCCCACTTGTACGGTGCCAGCGGTGATAGAGGTGCCGCCGGTGTAAGTGTTCGCGCCAGTCAAGACCAGCGTGCCGCTACCCATTTGGTTCAGTGCGCCAGCGCCCGAGATCACGCCGCCGAATGCGTAGGGATCGCTGTGATCGAACGCCAGCGTGGTGCCGGTGCTCGTCGCAACATCGCCCAGGAGGCTGCCAGTCGTACCACCATCGCCTACTTGTACGGTGCCGGCGGTGATGGAGGTGCCACCGGTGTAGGTGTTCTCGCCAGTCAAGACCAGCGTGCCGCTACCCATTTGGTTCAGTGCGCCAGCGCCCGAGATCACGCCGCCGAATGCGTAGGGATCGCTGTGATCGAACGCCAGCGTGGTGCCAGTGCTCGTCGCAACGTCGCCCACGAGGCTGCCAGTCGTACCACCATCGCCCACTTGTACGGTGCCGGCGGTGATGGAGGTGCCACCGGTGTAGGTGTTCTCGCCAGTCAAGACCAGCGTGCCGCTACCCATTTGGTTCAGTGCGCCAGCGCCCGAGATCACGCCGCCGAATGCGTAGGGATCGCTGTGATCGAACGCCAGCGTGGTGCCGGTGCTCGTCGCAACATCGCCCAGGAGGCTGCCAGTCGTACCACCATCGCCCACTTGTACGGTGCCCGCGGTGATGGAGGTGCCACCGGTGTAGGTGTTCTCTCCGGTCAAGATAAGACTGCCGTCCCCTGCCTTGGTCAATCCGCCCTGCCCCGAAACCACACCCGACAGTGTCAGATCGGCCCCAGCGGTATCCAGTGTTCCGCCGTTGGCGGTCAGATCGACATTACGTGCGGTCGTGAAAGTGTCGGTGTTCTGCAAGGTACCGCCGTCCAGCGTCAAATCGCCGGATGTGTCACCCAACGCGCCGTCGCTTGAGACCGACAGGGTGCCGCCCGATACCGTCCAGGGCGTCACTGCGGTCGTGGTCCCCGTCAGCGTCCAGGTGCTGGCGCCTGTTTTTTGGAAAGTTTTAAATCCCGTATATGCGGTAGTGTTGCTACCGGGCGCCGCGCCGATGCGGGAGACGTCGAAGCTCGCCGCCGGGCTGGTATCACCGCCCAGGACCAGATGGTTGGGGTCTAGCACTCCCTGCGCCACCACATCGCCGGTAAAGCTGTAGCCCGACAGAAGCTCCAGGGTATTGTTGCCGACAATGCCGCTGAAGGTGATGGCGTTGGCTTGTGTTGCCCCGGCCATTCCACCCTTGATGGCGCCGCTGGTGACGATCGTATTGCCGCCGCCTGCCGCAGCGATGCCGACGCCGCCTGCGCTACCCACGAAACTCACCCCGCCCAGGGTGCCCCCGCTGCCGGTGCCGCCGGCGCCGACAGCGGCAAACCCGGCTCCTCCGGCTTGGCTTCCTCCTGTGCCCCCGACAATGGACCCACCGCTTTCGACGGTCACCTTGACGCCGCCGGAAAGGATGTTGACGCCGGCGCCTCCAATACCACCCATGCCCCCAGTGGTAGCGTTAACGTTGCCGCCGGAAACTCGTCCGCTGACGTCCAGTGTAGCGCCGGCAGCGCTGAAAACGACGCCAGCTCCACCGCCTCCATTGTCGTTGCCACCGGTAATGGTGGCGGCGGCGGCGCCCAGGCCACCAGTGCCGCCCGTGACGCTTCCCGTCGTTACCGCCAAGTTGCCGGCCGAGGTTACCCAAACACCGCTACCGCCACCCCCGGCGTAATGAACGGCCTGGCCGCCGGCGCCGCCAGTTACGGCCTTCGTGATCGTCAAGGTATCTGTTGATGTATCGACAACGCCGGCGCCACCACCACCGCCACCAGCGTTGGAGGTGGCCTGACCACCAGCACCGCCGGTGACGGCGACGTTGAGGGTGCCACCGCTGCTCAGGACCACACCGTCGCCACCGCCCCCCGCGCCAGCGCTGGAAGGGCTTAAACCGCCGGCCCCACCAGTCACCGGATTTATCAGATTGCCTGCCGATGTGATGTTACTTCCTATGCCACCACCCCCACCGCCACTGGCTGGAGTCAGAGCGCCGGCCGCACCGTTCAGGCCCACCCCACCACCACTGGCATTATTACCTGCACCGGCGGGAATGGTGCTACCGGTGCTGGCGTCATAGCCGGCGCCAGCGCCGCCAAAGATGGTGCTCGCAGCGATCGAAGTCTTCCCTCCCGCAGCGCCACCGGCATGGCTGGTGCCGGGAAAGGCCAGCATCAGGCTCACCACGAGCAGGGAAAGACGGCTGCCGTGTGACAAAGCTGTGCATGTGAGAAGGGCGGCTGCGTGAAGTGCAGGACCGAAGGACAAAGAACGGGCTCGCATGGAAGATTCCTTTTTTGCGGGACAAATACAGCCCGCCAGGCTCTCGACAGACTGTTTAAGCCGCCAGGTGCACTGAGCAGGGACACAACTTCTTTACTCGGGAAGAGCGGAATTGCCGGTTCTAGGAGCCGTCCTCGCACATTGAGATCACGACGTTGTTCACAGTCAGATCCTCAAGCACGAGAATTCGTAAAGAAATCATGAGTACAGGCCCCGCTTCCGTCGCCACGATGTTCCTGCCTTTATGGGTAAATTAGGAGGTCCACTTTCCTGCATACGGCAGGGAAATTTCCGAAAATGCCGCGAAAGCCGTTCTTGGCCTGAGACGCTCCTCGATCTTCATGGGCGGCAGTCCGGCCGTATCGGCAGGAACACCCACCATGTTGACGAAGCCGTTACGGAAATCGATCACGTGGGGAGGGTCGGATCATTGAATTTAATTCTGATCAATAGCCCTGACGTACGCCTGGCAAGCTCGCAGAGCGATCACGGCGCGATTTTCAGAGGGTTATGGTAAGTAGCGAAAGCCAAAGATTCCGAGGGTGTACTTACTCAGCAGCACCCGAGTTCACCCTGCCAAACACGGACAGTCGTAAAAAGTGGTATAAGGAACCCGCCCTTCCCTCGGCGTCCTGCCGACCGAACACCAAACCAAAATCCCCTACAGCTCGTCGCCTCAAATCGCACAACCGTCGAAGCTCGATTACTGTACGCACATACAGCACTAGAGTTCGCTCCCACAATGAACATTGACGAAGACACCTGCGAGTGGCTTGGATGCCCTACGCCCCTGGAAATGTACAAACATCATTGCTCGATGATTGAGGACGAGGTTGCCGACCTGCAGATTCAACTGCGCAAGGCGCGGGCAAACATATCCGGCCTGGTGCAGATGAATGATGTGCTGGCCGTAGGCAAAGCCAAGGCAGAGAATGAACTGAAGGCAGCACTGGTGGAACTCGACGAGGTGAAGCGAGCGTCCACAGAGCCCGGCATTCTTAGCATTAAGCTTGTTGCCGAGCAGCGCGACTACCTGCTCAGGGAAAATCAACGGCTACTGGGCGAGCTCAAGAGCCTTAAAGAACCCTCAGCCTAGCTCGTCCGCGTACGCGGCGACGGCCTCTTCGGTCAGTTCACGCCACTCGCCGCTGTCGATTACACCGCGATCTTTCATGTCGTCAGCCAACGCCAGGCGCCTCTCGTAACGCTCCTCCGGTGTGGCTGAGTTGAAGTCCTGATCGTTGCGCAGGGAAAACCAAGCCTCCATTACGTTGATCTGATCAATGTTTATTGTCATGACGAATACCCGGGGCCAGTGTCTACAGTGTAGAGATTGGCCTGGCCCCGGCTGTTCATTGGGGCCGACGAGCGGAGACGACTATGTGCGGAAGACTTTCCCAGTACAGCGGCATTCACGACTTCGTTGCAGCGCTGAGCATGCCCAATGCCCTGGCGAACTCCGTGGGTGAGTTGCCCCTGGAGCGGTACAACGTCGCACCAACAACGCAAGTCGCCCTGCTCCACCAGCAAGGAGACCTGCTGCACGCCGACCTGGTGCGCTGGGGATGGCGGCCGCACTGGGCCAAGGACCGCGCCGCGCCGATTAATGCCCGCGTCGAGAAGGTGGCTCACGGCCCGTTCTTCCGCGCAATCTGGCCGCACCGGGCAATCACGCCCGTCGACAACTGGTTTGAGTGGGTCGACGAAGGCGGGCCGAAGAAGCAGCCCTACCTGATCCGCAGGCGGGATGGCGCGCCCGTGCTGTGCGCAGCCATTGGCCAACTGCCTGACAGCGATGAAGGACCGGGCGAGCATGATGGATTCGTGATCATCACCGCCGACAGCGCTGGCGGCATGGTGGACATTCACGACCGGCGGCCCGTGGTACTGACGCCGGACCTGGCCCGGGAATGGTTGGACCCGGCCACGCCCAAGGAGCGCGCCGAACAGATGGGGCTGCACCAGGGCGAGCCTGCCGACGCCTTCGAATGGTTCAAGGTCGACACTGCCGTGGGAAATGTGCGGAACAAGGGGCCGGAGCTGATCCAGCCGATCAGCGAGAAATAGTCCTGACGTAAGCCTGGCACGCCCGCAGCGCGATCAATCCTTGGTCGCCGGCGTCGGTGATGCTGATAATTCGTTGAGCATGCGCTGGGTCAAGCTGGGCTCGACGGGTTGCATGAACCACGCCGACGGCGCCGGGGGCGGCAGGCACGTCGCAGCCACTGGCTGAATCCGTGGCGTCGAGAAGGACTGACAGCCGCACATCAGCAGTAGCAAGGCGGTCACGCAGCAGAGCCTGGTTGCGCTGGGCATCGGATAATTCCTTGGAGTGTTGTTGGTCGGCGGCGGCCAGTTGCTGCTCGGTGGCCAGGCGCTTGTCTTGCTCGGCGCGCGCCTGGGCGGCTGCAGCATTGCCGATCGCGTTGAGGTCCGTCTGGAACTGCCCCGCCTGTTTTGCCAGCTTCCCGTCGTACCGCCAGTCCTGCACCTGCCAGGCAGCGCCGAAGCTCACGGCCATCGCCAGCAGGATGAGCACCAGCTTCTGCACCTGCGTCATGCCAGCACCTTAAGCGCCTTGTCGTATAGCGCCTGGCGATCGACCTGGCCTGTGAGCCCGCCATTGATGCGCCGCGTGATCTTCGTGAACTCACCCTGATCCGCCAGCGTGTTGAGCCCCTTGGTAGACCAGAACCAGGCCGCCGACATCGCCGCGTGCTGGGGCAGCTCGAGCAGGTCCGGATTGTTGATCAGATCCAGGCCCAGGGCTTCACCGCATGCAGCATTGTTGGCTCGGCCGGTTATCTGGATCAGTCCACGCCCACGGTAATTCGAGCCGTCACCCTTGATGGTGTTGCCCAGATCGGCACGACCTTCGTACGTGAGCTGCTGCACCGTGGGCCCCCAGATCTCGCGCACGTAGCGCAGTTGGCCGGACTCATGCCCGACCTGGGCGATGAATGCGGCGATGCGCAGTCGCGTGACGATTCCGTACTTAGCCATGGCCACATTCAGCACAGGAACAAAAACGCCGGCTTGGCGGCCGGCGTTCGGGAGGATCTGCAGCAGCTGCTGCTCAGTGATCGGCATAGTTTTCTCCAGGTGAAAAAAAGCCCGCATCTTGGCGGGCGAGGCACTTTCGATATACTCGGGGGATTATCGGAGTGAACAGGAATGGACCCCAGATGAAATACCTAGCGATCCTTATAGTTTCTGCAACTCTCGGCGCTTGTTCGTCGTACAGCACCGGACACAACACTACTGACATGAGGGTTGGAGGCTTCCAAATCAGCTGCGATGCCGAGCCAGCCAATCAGCCTGGCTGCAATTCCACACCATCCTCTAGCTCGAAAAAACCATCAGAGAAAATCGATCTGAAACCTAGTGGAAGCTGACCTTTATTAGAGCCGAACTAGCCGAGATTTTCCCAGGCAATAAAAAACCCGCTCAAGGCGGGCATCGATGTTTGGTCAGCGATCAGGCCTCAGCGGTCTGCGCGGGCGTCGGTACATCTACGGCCGGCGAGTCCGGTACCAGAATGTGCAGGGTGATCATGTGCTTCAGGTCGTACGGCTGGCCGTCCTTGGTCACCGTCACGGTCAGGAGGCCGTCCGCGAAGTCCGTCTCCACGTCAGCCCGACCGTCCACCTGGTTCACCGTGTAACCCCATCCGTCGTCGATAGGTGGGAACGGGACCATGCCAAGGCACCCTGTAATTTGGTATAGCCCCTTCGAAAGTCGCGCCGAAGTGACAGCGGTGGCGCCCTGGGTGACGAAGTCGTACGTCGCACCGGTTGCGCCGAGAACGTTAATTGCTGCTCTTGCCATGGTCAGATCGCCTTCAAGGTGCCGTCAGCGGCACGGGTTGTGTTGCCATCGTGGTAGATCTTCCGCCACGCGTCTGGCGCACCGCTGCCTGCGATGGTTCGAAACATCAGGTTCATGCTGCCGCCGGTGACAACTTGGGCTACAAGATCCATGCCGCAGTTCTGGAATGGGTATTGAGCGCGCAGACCTGCCCAGTAAGCGCCGCCGGCCGGTACGTTTGTGGTGTTGTCGCCGTAGCTGATGAAGTGGCTGCCCGGTTCAGCGAATGCAGAGTTGCCAACCATCGCAGGAGGTGAATTCACGTCCTGAAGATTGCCGGCGGCACTGCCGATGTTTTTTACGGCCGCACTACCGAGCCCAAGATTTGCCCGGGCACCCGCCGCCGAATTGGCGGCCGTACCTCCGTTGGCAACGGGCACTATCGTCATGCTTGCGACAGGGCCCAGGCCAGCAAGGGTTGCGCCCCACTGCTGAACCATGAGGTTCACTGCATCAGCCAGTGCCTTTGGGTAGCCGTTAACCGGCACGATGCCGTAAGCAGCACCAGCGACAGTAGTACCGCGGTAGGCCGGCGAGATTGAAACGGAGGTATCACTCGACGGATTGATCACTTGATAAATGCCGTTGTCAGGCCCGACGAACATGTCACCAGATCGGCAATTTGAAAACTTCGTACCCACACCAGCCACCACGGTATTCCCGTTGGTGACTGTTACGGTTCCTTCTGCGAACCAAGAAGCCATGACTTACTCCGAACTAATAATTTAAAATAGGTGCAATAGACTTAAAAACCACATCACACAACGAGCTTTGCTGTCATCGTGGAAATACCCAGCGAGTTAGTGTTATATCCATTGATATAAATAACAGCCGCAATCATTCTGTTATTAGGATAATCCCATATCATTTGCAGATCGCTTTGCTGTTGCAATGAACGGATAACCGGCATACTCAGAGTATTTATCAATATGTACTCTTTATTGCTCATCACGAACGGCGCGGTAAAATAGGCGATGCTTTGTCCCTGAGGCGTTGTACCTTGCCCCGAGTACGTCCATGTCGAGTTATAGTTAGCAAACAAAGCAGTTGGCGTGCCCGTATCAAAAAGTACTTTCCTGTCTCCGTCTTTAAGCCGCATTCCATAGTCACTTAAAATCTCAGCACCGAAGCCCGCAACAAAGTAACTGCCGTTAGGTCGAACACTGGAGTTATCATAAGCCCTAATTCTGAATCCAGTCCACGCGCCTGAGCTTCCTAGCACTTCAGCTTGTGTCATACCTATCTGCCCAGCAGCCGGGTCAGGACGTATGAACACAAACGGAGGCCACTGCGACTTTATTGCGAACGGAAAAGATGTGATTGCATAAAGACCCGAATTGTTAACATACCTTCCTTTGCATATAACAGAAAGCCTCGTAAACTCAGAATCAATAATAACTCTATTATCCACTGAGTTCTGAAACGTCAAACCATAAGATTCCGCCACTTACTTAAACCTCACTACGATAAGGATCATAGCTGTTTGGCTGGACCAGCTATTAGGGTAGGAATACCCTTTCATAACCCGCCAAACTCTTGCTGCACCATTTATAATCTCGGGCTCTAGCTGCTTATCAGAGCTGAAATTAATGGGCCCGGCAGGTATGCAAAATGCAGCAGCGTTGGCCGTAGTTACTCCGACGACTGGTATATCAAAGTAAGACCCATTCGGCGCAGTAGCAGGATTAACAACTGCGCTGTAGACGACTCGACAGGTAAAGGAGTTTTCATCAAGCTGGACCGCTCCATCCCCCCCCTTTGTTCGCATACCATAAGTCATGACGAAAGCCTCCCAACGGTTACGCGATCAATATCTTGGGCATCAAACACAGTGAGCCCGTCGTTGTTGAGCAGGGCCGAGCCGCCCGTACCGGAACTACGAAGAGTGAAAGTGCCCGCCGGGATGTTAATTTCCAGCAAAGGCCGGCCTTTCGAATCAACCGCCGGCGACCGAAGCACCATCCCCAGAACGATTTCCTGGATGATCGCCCTGCTGATGATCGCTGTGTTGAAGACTGCCTGGCCGTTCTCGATGACGAACATCGGGTCAACCTTGCCGCTGACCTCGTTCACGATGGCGAACCGCTGAGCGAAGATCAGGAACTCCGACTGTTCGCCATTCGAGCCAAAGGCCAAACCCGAAACAACCTTCCTTCCATCTACGATGGTCTGTGCCTTCATGGTGGTCTGTGCCGACACCTTGCCGTCGAGCCGAACTACTGTCTCGCTCACCGTTTGAACCGACGCGCTTGTCTGTCCGATGCTCGACTGCAGCGTTTCCGAAACCTTAGCCTGGGCCTCGATTTCAGATGCTCGCACTTTCTTCTCTGTGCTGATGGCTGCGGTTGATTCCCATGCTTTGATCGCCCCAGCCAGGTCGCCAGAGCCGTCGTCACCACGAACGGAAGCTCGGAGCGCCTCATTACTCGAAGCCTGAGAGGTGATCTTCCCGTCAAGATTGATGACCTTCGTATCGAGGTTGGTGAGCGCCTGGGCATTGCCGTTCGCCTTTTGATCGACCGCAGACAGATCGCTGTTCAGTTTGGTGATCTGCGCTGCGGAGGTCTCACGGTTGCTGGCTACCACCTGTTCCAGAACGCTCAGCGACGACTTGTTATCGCCTACCTGGGCACCCAGGGTGAGCAGCTGCTGAGCCATTGCGTCATTCTCGCCCGCTCGCGTTTTGCGTTCGACAGCAAGATCTGCCGTGGACGTCCATCCTTTGATTGCATCGGCCAGGTCGCCGGCGCCGTCATCGCCACGCGCAGCAGAGCGCAGCGCTTCCACCGAGGTTGCGGTGGCCAACACCTTGCCGTCGATCTCTTCGATCTTGGTTTCGATGATCTGGACTTGAGACGCCAGTGCGTCGGTGGTCTCCAGGATGGTACCGATATCGATCCAGTAATCGGCGTCTGGGGGCGCCGCCCCAACCGGCACCGGGCCTTTCGCTTGGTAGAGACGCTGATCCAGTCGGACGATGTCGCCCTTCAGATAGGGCTTTGCAGGATCGTAGGCGAGCGCATCGCTGACCTGCTTGATCAAATCCTCCAACTCTTGCTTGGCTTCATCAAGCCGTTCATTTACCGACCCTGGACCATCGCCTGTAATCAGCTCGATCTCTTCGCGCAGGCTCTGGTACAGGGCGCCCTTGCCGATCTTCTCAGCGTAGTACGCCTCATAATCGCTCTGCTTGCTGCTGGCCTGGCCGTTGACTGCGCCGGGCACCGGGAAGAACGGACCAACGTTACCAGTCCGGTCAACCAGGCGCGCCCAGAAGAAGAGGCTCGCACCGGCGAGCAGGCTGTGCATTTCGTGCGCGGCCTGCGGATAGCTGAAGTCGCTCAGCTTGACCGCAGTCGACAGATCCGCCGACTGGCTGTACCACACCTCCGTGCGCTGGGTGTCCTCGGCGCCCGGCGGGAATCCCCACTGAATGCCAATGCCATAAACCAGGCTGGTGGTGGTCAGGGACGACACCGCCGGCGGAAGCCCGACCTTCCCTTCCAGGTTGGTCAGGATCGAGCTTTTCCAGATCGACGAGATCTCGAAAGCGCTGACCGAGCGGACCCGGGCCAAGTAGGCGCCCGAGTGGATGCCAGTGACATCGACGCTCGTCGAGCCGGTGCGCTGCACCTTGATCCAGTTGCCGCTGTCCTTGCGCCACTCCACGTCGTAGGCGATCGCACCGTTCACGGCTGGCCACGAGACGTTCATGGTGCTGATGGCAATGCCCTGATTCACGGCGTAGCTCGACGTCAGCGTGACGCTGGCCGGTGCTGGAACTACGGTGATCGGGATAACGCTGATCGGCCGTTCTTCCAGCCGAGCGCCGGTGTCGATGTGCGCAAACTTGCTCGGGTCGTACTGCACAGCCGAGATTTCGAACACGCCAGGCTCTGGCCGGGAAACGCTGGTAACCCGGTACAGCGGGATGGCCAGGTCGTCAGCGTCGAGCGCCCACACCAGTTCTCTCTCAGGCGCCACGGAGTACGCCGTGGTGACCGTGACCTGGCGACCACTGACCAGTTGCACGGTGCGCCCCTCGCACTTGCCGTCGGGCAGGTTGAGGATCAGCCGGTCGCCGGGCTTTGCCTGGGTGTCGCGGTCTAGGGTAATGACCTTGCCGTTCACCGATGAGATACGCCCGCCCACGGGCCGGCCAGCCAGCAGCTCGTCCGCGATCGGAATTACGTAGCCAGGCAGCGGGATGCGGCCGTCCAGGCCGACACGGAACGTTACCGCCCGGTCCTTGGAGTTGGTGAGCAAGGCCCACTTGCCGCGGCGCTGGGCCTCCGACTCACGCGTGCAGCCGATGGCGCTGATCTCCAGCGGGTTGTCGCCGTAGCGCCGCTGCAGCTTCTGGTCGGTCACGGCCGTGACGTCGGTGTCGTAGTTGTTCAGCGGGTTGTCGTAGCTGACCAGCGCCCGGCTGTAGCGAGTGCGCTCCGATGCGCTCGAATAGGTGAACTTGCCATCGATGACGTTCGCCCGGGTATAGGCGAAATCGAAGTCAGTGGCCCGCGGCATATCCGACAGGGTAAACACCTGGCCCTGCGCCCAGTAGGTCATGCCCCTGTATATCGCCGAGATGTCACGCAGCAAGGACCAGGCATCAGCCTTGCTCTGGAGGTTCAGGTTGCAGATGAAGCGCGGCTCCATGCCGCCCTTCCCATCCGGTACCAGTTGGTCGCAATACTGCGAGATGCGGTACAGCTCCCACTTATCGACCATCCACGGCTTGATACGGCGGCCGAGGCCGAAGCGGTCGTTCGTGGTGAGGCCATAGGTATGCCAGACAGGGTTGTCGGTCCATGCCTCCTTGAATGTGCCATCCCAAATGCCAGAGTAGCTGCGCGATCGAGGGTCGTAATTGCTCGGCACCTGCCACTTGCGGCCGTCGCAATCAATGGTGACTGCCGGGATACTGCGGAACTGCTCAGCGGAAAATTCGATGTACAACAACGCGGTGTTTGGATACCGCAGCTTCGCGTCGATCACCTCAGTGAAGCCGGCGATCTGCATCGTGTCTGAGATTTTGTTGTTGTTCTGGTTCAGCGTGATCCGGGTAATACGCAAAAGCCAGCCGGACACTGCCTTGGGAAGGTCAATACGGCGGGTGCGCTCGTACACGGTGGTGGTCTTACCATCGACAGCTTCGCTCAGCACCTGCTGGTAGGCGCCGCCGTCGGTTGCCAGTTCAACCTTGTACTCAATCCGGTACCCGTTGATGTTGCCGCCGGCATCCACTGACTGGAGGGCCGGCCAAGAAAAGCGCACGCGCACAGCAGAAAGCTGGATGTTGTTGATGGACTTGACCCATGGCGTGCCGCTACGCAACTCGGTGCCAATCGTGGTCTCGTTCTCGACCGATGGAATCCCCTGGATATAGGTCTGATCCACCGCACCGGTGCGCCATTCCCACTTCACGTTCGGGAAGTTCATGTTGCCCTGAGGGTCTTGCAGCGGGGTGTTGTCGAGATAAATGTCACGCGCCGTAGGCGTGCCTTCGAATTCACCCTCACCGATAGCGATCAGCATTTTGGCTATGGCCACCGAGCGCAGACTGTCCGGGGCTTCCGTTGGCGTTTTTGGCTTTTCTTCGCCGCCCTTGGCGCCGTGGATATCAATCTTGCGTGCTGCGCCCATGCTTTTCTCCAGGCAATAAAAAACCGCCTCATGGGCGGCTGCGGTGCTTCAGGTGTTGGCTACATTTGATCTTCGGCGTAAATGGCGGCACTGATGATCGCGCCACCCCAGCGCCGGCGGCCTGCACACAGCGACACAGAATTGCCGGAGGCCGTTGTGTTCTTGGCGCTGCCGAAGGCGTAGCCGGGTGTGTTCTCCGGCGCAGCGCTGGTCTTAAGTCCGCCGGCCTGGGGGCTGAGCATTTGAATTACGCCACCCAGCACCATCGATCCCCCCATCATGATCAAGGCCGAACCAAACGGAGCGCCTGCGCCGAAGGTGCCTCCGGTAATCACCGCGCCGACAACGATCAGCACAGCCCCGATGATGGTTTGGAGTGCCCCTGCGCGTTTGCTGCCAGTGATGACAGGTGCAATTCGGATATCCCCTTCGCCGACAAACCCCAGTTCCTTTTCTGCCAGGTTCGTAGCCCCGCGAAATACGGCGAACTCGATACCCCGGGATTTGGCATTGGACAGGAAGCGCTCGAAACCCGGTATTTGCACACACAGGGCCTTGACGGCCTCGGCCGGTGTCCTCACTGCCATCCGGAAGGACCGACCAAACTGCCGGAGCTGGCCATAGAGCAGGATCGTGGTCATAGGCTGATAATTGATGGCAAGTGCCGCCATGTGCTTTTTCTCCAGGCAATAAAAAAGCCCGCCGAAGCGAGCCTTGAACAATTTGATGCGCCGCTACAGACAGCCTTGCAGCGCGGTAAGCCTTTTATTGGCGATCCAGTTACCGACCACCACATAGTATTTCGCCTCGGAACCCGAGCCCTTGGGCTGAATATCAACGAAGTACTGGGAGCCCTCAGTGAACACCGTATATCCGGTGTCGCGCCCTGGCTGAAGTGTGGCCCCCGGCGCGCCGCCGAAGATTGGCTGGTTCTGCCATTCGTACTGAACGCATTTGGCCAGCGCGGCGTCGGACTTCTGCGAGGTCAGCACCTTGTAAGGACCTTCCTGGCGAGCCTCGTTCATCGTCGGAGCCATGCACCCCGCCAGAATCGCCACCGCTACCGCCGCTATCAAAATTCGCATGTCGTTCCCTCTTTGGTTTCGCGGGACTCTAGCACTGAGGGGAGGATGCAAAAAGCCCAGCGCCGGGCTGGGCTTTAAGCTTTATCCCACAAATTCTATCGCGTGATAATTACCCGCGTTAGCTTTCCGTTGGATACCTCTATGCGATTTGCCATAGAGCCACCCTGCTGAGATAGGCCGCCGTATGGAGAAGGCGCCTTCCAAAAGACGTCGGCTCGGATGAAGTACTTGCCAGGTGGCACCTCTTCAAACTTGAAGTTGCCGTTGCCGTCCGCACGAACCATACGAACAAACTTGGCCTGCCGCGGGTCACTTACAGCAAAAGGCTTTTGCTGCCTGTAGGAGACGTCGTACCACTGCTCAGAGTAGCTGGTGATTGGAACCAAATAAACCTCTGAGCCTGCCCCGTACTTCACATCGCCGCCGACGGTTTTCAAGAAAGCCTGCCCTTCGATCGTCCCCGTGCCGGTAGTCGGCAGTGCCTCATACTCGGCACTTGGGAACGGTATTCTCGGAACGGGCTGTTGATTCGCGCATCCAGAAATCAAAGCGAGCCCTATCATCAAAGCGATTATCTTAAGTTTCACTCAAAACCCTCCATGTAGATGGCGGCAATCTACCATCAACCTTAATCGGAGCAAATCAGGTCTTATCGTCATCAGGAGACAACAGGCTGGCCAGGCATCCAGCGTGGATGGAGTGCGATCGACTGAGCTTTTCTCACTCCCAGCCAAGATCCTTATATGAGGTCTTGTCATGCTCAGGAAATTCGGTCGTGTAATCTCCCCAGTCCATGTACGAATAGTATTTGCTCATTGCTTCAAAATAACTGGAGGCTTCGACCTGCCAAATGAGTTTTGACATTGGTTCCAGCAGCCCGCGCGCATCTTCTCCGTAAGGGCCAGCAAGACAAAATGTTTGACACCCGTCGGGCTCAAGCCAGAGTTCATGATTCATTGAACGCTTGTTTCCCTCGTTGGTTTGGCGGGACTGTAGCACTGGGGCGAGCAGATGCAAAAAGCCCAGCGCGGGGCTGGGCTTCCTAAGTGAAACATTAAATGGCGTATGTAAAGTTCTTTCCACCAAAGTGAGCTGTCTCTGGGAAGCCGGCAAATACCTTCTTCCAGAAAGCTTCGGCCCCTGGTAGCACCTCAATGCTCACGTCTCGGATCCCGTCCTTCCGCAACATCCCGATCAGCTGCTGCATAGCGGAGAAGCCTACCCCGATTCCGCGAAATGGGCCGAAGACAACTAGTGGGAAGATTTCATTGCCGCCAGCTCTGAACGTGCAGAAACCGGCATATTTGCCACCATGCAAGATCGCAAGCACAGTTTCGCCCAGAACTTCAGATCCATTGCGCACCGCCCGAATACTGTTGTTGGTGTCTTGCTCTAACAGATTTTGAAGGCTCGCAATTTCAATCTCCGTGGCAACCCGCAGCAAAGTTCCGCTGACCATTTCAGTGCTCCTAGCAAAAGATGGCACTTTAGCACTATACAGCAGAGCGATGGAAAGCCCCCTGTCCACCCATCCAGCCTGGACGCAAACCCAGTAACGGGATTGGATTCAGCCGTAGTAGCTTTGCGCCTTCATATACAGCAGCCAGGGATAGGGCATGTCAATCAGAAGCCTCGCAAAGAATCTACCTGCAGACCCAGACATGCCTGGGTGGGTACTGGGATGGGCAGTGGGCCGTAATGATCCATGGAGCTTTATTGACATCTACGCTGACAAGCATGTCGCAGAGATCGAGGCTGATCGCTTAGGTGATGGTCACACTGTGAAATATGGGTCGCACAGGCTCGGAACTGATGACTTTATGGGTGGTGGCGACGAGCCTAGATAGCGACCGCCTGTGCCAAACCAAAATCAATTCTTCCAGGCCCTGATAAAAGCGCCGCTTTGAGCCCTGGCTTGCCTTGGTAGCTGCGGCTGTAGCCACCTTTGCTCTGGCACTTTCCGGAGAATTTCATGCGATCAATCTCGACACCATCATCCAGAATGGCGACTTCGGCTTCAGCGCCGCAGATACCAGGGTCGGTAATGGTGAAAAGGTCGTAAATGGTCAGCATGTAGCGTTGCGAGGTTTGCATGCCCTGCTCCAGCGGCCCGGCCGCGTCATGGTTGTTTTGCATTTTTATGCCTGAGAATCAGGCGCGTTCTGTCATGCCACGGACCGCCAAAAACTATGATTTCGGAAGGCCTGCCGTATAGGTGATGCAGCAGGAACGGCCCAGGGCCGAAAGTGCCTGACTCTTCGTCGGGTAGCGCAGTATCAGTGCCCAGGTAAATCCCAGCGTGGTTCGGGTGAACCGTCCGGCCCACATGCATGACGATCAGGTCGCCGCGCTGCGGCCGGTCGACGCGAACAAAGCCGGCGGCCTCGTAGTGCTGCTCGTACAGGCTGGCGTTCTCCGCCCTCTCCCACCAGCCATCGACGCGCTGAAAGGCTTCGAACTCAAGCCCCCATTCACGCTGGTACCAGTCAGCGCAGACCTGCCAGCAGTCCCAGGCTCCATGCACGAACGGACGCTTGAGCAGCGACGTGCTGCCGGTTGGTGTGATCGTGCGCAGGTCTCCCTCGGGCCACGACAGAATGTGCCAGGGCAAGGCCGTGGCCTCGCACATGGCCAGGTCGTGCGGTGACGGCCGGCTGGTGGCGTCCGGGTGCGAATGGACAATGCCAATGACTTCGCCCAGGTCTTCCGCCGCAGCGTAGTCCTCGGGATCGAGCCGAAACTCTTCGCTCGGCTCCGTGGCGACGTTCCTGCACGGGAAGTACTTCTGCGCTTTGCCAATGGCGAGCAACAGGCCGCAGCATTCTTTCGGGTACTGCGCGGCCGCGTGCGCCTGGATGGCCGCAATGATGTGTTTTCGCATGATCAGCTCCGGGCTATGAGGGACACAGCTGGAAATCCCCCAAATCCCAATTCTTCGTTCTCGCCGAAGCGCAATTTGCAAGACGACAGACAGCCCTTGCACTGATCCTTGGCCGGGTCATCCGTGGAGTTGTCCTCGTCGTCGAACATGGCCGCACCGGTGTAGCCGCAGTCTGGCCCCCGGTAGCCATTGGTCATCGCCCAGTGGCAAAACGTCGTCATCTGGCGCCCGGGCAGACCGTGGTTATCGATCTCACCCGGCGAGGACAGCTCCCAGACCACCGCTTCACCGTCCTCGCTGGTTTTCTGGTCGATGTACCAGATCTCCAGCCCTTCCTGAGTCGGATCGGCAGTTGGGTTACCTTCGGGGAAGTTCGCGGCGTCCAGGTACTGGGCCAGGGTCTCGCGAACTGTCAGCTTGAATTTCAGCAGGTCCTCAAAGGCCAGGCATAGCGCGGTGACCCGCCCATTAATGTTGCCGGCGGCAAACGTCGGCCTGGTGGCCGTGCCGTCACTGCCAGAGGCGATACCCTCGATCTGCACCGGCCAGGCCGCGTACTCGGCGCCCTGCCACCAAATCGACTTGGCCGGCAGATCCTCCTCCGAATGCTCGTAAGCCAGCAGTTCCTCGGGCGTGTGCGGGATGGCGTGACCGTGGAAGCGCAGGTAATCCGCGCCGTATTCGGTCCCGTCAATTTCAAACAGGCGAATTTCAGCGCCGGGCTCCAGTTTCTGGATGTCCGTGATCAGTGCCATGGGTGGTTATCTCAGGGTGAAAAGGTTTGTTCGAAGGTCGCAGTGATCGCGTAGACCTGGCCGCCGCGGTGCACTGGCTTGTAGCCGTTGCACTTGTAGAGGCCCAAATCGCCTAGGGGCGGTTCCCAGAGGAAACCCTTTGCGCCCTTGTGCCGGTCGATGAAGTCCATGATGTCCTTGATCCGCCCCTTCAAGCCGGTGAAGGTGACCGGCCAGGACTGGGATTTGTTGTTGATCCCGTCCTCGGTCGACTGCGCGTAGCCATCGGCAAACTGCTTCGTGCGCACGCGCTGCTTGATGTCACCCTCGACGCCCTTCTCAGTAGCCCAGGTAAATCGCTCGATTGCCATAAATCATCCTTTTACGTTTCGGCTGCTCACGCCGCCTTGGCGCCAAGACTTGGCGATCTCTTCTGTTGCGATTTGCCGGGTGCGCAACTCCATGTTGCGCTGGAAAAGTTCGGCGTCGAACTCGGCACCGTCCGGGCGGCCGGCCTCCTGTTCCGTCAGGATGATCGGCATGCTGAGGCTAAGGTTTACCCCGCCACCGCCGCCTCCAACCGCAGAAACACCCAGCTTGCCGTTGGCTGTGCGGGCTAGCGGCATGATTGCCTCGTCGCCCGCCTCGCCCATGACCCCGGTTTTGCCGTTGGCCATGCCGAACGCGGTGGGCTTGCTGACGATTGTGTTGGTGAAGGCGCCGCCGTCGGCGAACATCTGCACACCGCCCGACCAAGCGCCACCCTTGGCCTGAATGCTGCCCGGCGTGAAGTTTGAAAGGTCGGTACCGGTGTACCCGGCCTGACTTGCACCGCCAGAACCACCGCCGCCACCGAAGTAGCTGGCCGTTGCGCCAACCAAGCTGCTCAGCAATGCCGAACTCGCCTGGCGGGTAGCAATGCGCGCCATGTCCGCAAGGATCGACTTAGCGAAGTCCGAGAACGATGCCTTACCGGTCATTGCGAAGTTGACGACCGCGTCCTCCATGCTGCTGAAGGTATTGCCGAACAGGCTTTTGGTCTGGCCAGCAATATTCTTCGCCGAATCCAGGTAGTTGGCCCAGGCCGAGGTCGCGCCCTTCGTCCAATCGCCCTGGGCGGCCTCCACATCCGCGTAGTTCTGCCGGATCTGGTCAGTGGCAGCCTTGTTCGCGTCTGCGAGTGCCTGGGATTTTCGCTTGAACTCTTCCTCCGACATGTTGCGCGACGGGTCGGATTTCTGGTTGGCCAGTTCCAGCGCTTGCTGAGCAAACCGGTCTTGCTGGCTGTTCAGTTCCCCGTTGAGTGCGTTCTGGCGGTCACCCTGGCCCACTCCGAGAACTGCGCGCTGCCCCGCAAGCTCCAAGGCTCGCTGTTGCTGAGCCAGGGCCTGCACGTAGGTGGTGATTGACCGCTCCTGCTTCGCCAGGCGCCCAGTTTCGTTGGTGGCCAACACCTCAAGCTGGCTGTCTGCCTCCTTCTGCGCCTTGACCATCCCTGCGCGCGCGTCAGCGATCTTCTGGTCCAACTGAATGCTTTGCGCGGCCGTCGTCGCCTTCTTGCCCTTGGTGGCTTCCAGCGCTGCGATCTCGGCCTCATAGGCCGCGGTTACCTCATCACGCTGATTGCCGATCAGGGCTTCACGCTTCAGTGCGTATTCGGACTGAGAAATCAGCCCGGCCTTTTCCGCCGCATCCAGTTCCTTCTGGGTGTTTTTGTAAGCATCAACGATGGCTGCGAGGTTGTTTTTGGCGTTGTTGAAGCCGGTTAAGTCGACCTGATTCGCAGCCGCCTTCGGATCCTTGAACTTGTCGTTGATGTTGGAGATGTTTTTGTCGATTGCCGATTGATCGAGTCGCGAGTCTTTCGGGTCAACCTTGCGAATATCGTCGAGTTGCCGTTTGTAATCCTTCAGGGCCTCGGCGCGTTTCTGCTCGTTGGTCCACGACGACTTGGTCAAGGCATCGATCTTGGCCATCGACGAAACAGCATCGCCCTGCGCCTTCGCCTGCTCGCCTTCCCACTTGGCGATATCAGCCTGGGCCGCCTTTTCGTCCTCAAGCATGTTCAGGCGGTTCTGCCGGAACTCGATCATTTCCTTCTGGTTTTGGAACAGGCCGATATTGCCTTTCTGCGCATCGGTCAGGTCGCGACGCGCCTGCTCAATGTCTGCACCAATGTCAGGTCGGCCGATGTTTTTGAGGTTGTCAGCAGCACGCGCAACGGCGTTGTAGCCTCGCTCCCAGAAGCTCAGGTTCTCCAGAATCTTCGGCGTGCGCTCGTTGATTGCATCGGCATAAGATTCGGTCGCCAGCTTCACGGCGCCCGCATGATCGCCCTGCGCTTCCAGCGCGGCTATCTGCGAGTAAACCGAGGCCGTCAGGTAGTGGTACTGCTCGTTCAGCGCAGCGGAGGCCTTTACCGGGTCGTCTGCCAGCTTGGAGAACTCGGCGACAGTTTCGCTTACGGCTTTACCGGTGGCTTCCTGCATCGACACGGCTGCCTGGGTGATGCCGGTGAAGCTGTCCCCGGCGATCTTGCCGTTGTCGGCCAGCAGCGCCAGCACAGCAGCGGCCTGCCCGGTAGTACCAACCGTTGCGCTTACCTGCCGGGCCATATCTCCCAGTTGGCCAGCACTCACTCCCGCGTAGTTTCCGGTGAGGATCAGCGACTTGTTGTATTTGTCCTGCTCCTCACTGCCCTTGTAGTAGGCGTATGCGAGGCCGCCAACAGCAGCCGTTGCAAGCGCCAGCGGCCCCAGGATGGCGAGCAGCCCGGCAGCGCCTGCCCCAGCCCCGGCACCTAGTTGAGCAACCGCACGCACACCGCTACCCCAGTCACCCGAGGACAGAGCATTACCCAACTGCACTACGTTTTCCTGCGCCTGGCGGGTGCCGAGGCGCAGCTTGTCGAAACCGGTGGTGGTCTTTTCGAGCTTGGCGTAGTCCTTGTCAATCTTGCTCAGGGCGGCGTTGTACTGATCCTGGCTGATGCGGCCGGCGTCCAAGTGCTTGCCCAGTTGCTCGACCTGAGTGTCCAGCCTAGCCAGCGCGGCACGGGCAGGGTCAATAGCTCCCAGCAGGCTGTTGAGGGCCTTCTGCTCGTCCATAGCAGACTTGGCCAAGGCCACCTGCTGCTTGTCGAGCTGTGCTGAGATCTTCGCTGCCTCGGCCTCGCCATAGGCGCCGGTCTTGGTCAGTTTCGCCAGGGCATCACGCTGCTTTGCCAGGTCCTGCGTGGTCTTGGCGCTGGTGGAAAGCGATTTCTCCAGCGCCTGCATTTCGTTCATCAGCGAAACGGCGGACTGCTCGGCCCGGCCGCCGGCCTTCGCCATTTCATCCAGGCTCGTTTTCGCCTGGATTGCATCGGCCGAGTCGATCTTGACGCCGAGTTCTGCAATGTTCATCGACTCACCTTGAATAAGTGCCCGTAGTTACGGGCTGTTTTCCCTTTCCTCCGCCATAACGCGCAGGGCTTCGCCTTCCAGCACCTGAAGGTCAGGGAAGATTTCAGCGAGTTTCTTTTTCTTGATGCCGAGGAAGCCGGCCACGTCGCGGATGCAGGTGTAGTCGAGACCGATCGCGCCACCGACGCCCGCCCTCCACTGAGTCGACATCCTGTTGAACAGGAAGAACGCCGTCCAGTTGCAGGGCCAGACCTCGGACACCTCTTCAAGGTCACCCGGGGCAAGCCCGAACAGGCCCATCAGTTCAGCCGGTGCCGCCGGCGCGTAGAGTGCGCGGGCGGCGTCCGTCAGTTTCCCAAGCGGGCCTGATTGAATGCGCTCTGGTAGGCATTCACGACCGCCTCAGCGGCGCCCTGACAGGACGTCACCAACGCACGAATGCTCTTGTCGTCGAACTTGTCGTCGAAGCCCCAGCCGACTACCAGGTCTTTGATCTGCTGCGACTGCTGCTCAGTGTCAGCAGCAACGATTTCGGAAAGCGTTGGGCTTTCACCCAGGGAGGCCCGAGCTTCATCGCGCTTCAGGTTCCACTCATCAAACAGAGCGGCAAGCCCCAGGCGATCCCGATACTTAAAGGTGAACTCGATTTTCTCGGGCTCACCCCCAACGATCGGGATAGACACGAAGGCCTTGAACGTCGGGTTTTGGGCGATTCTGATCTTTGCCATGGGTTACGCCACCGCAGTCAGGTAACGGGTCGGCTCGGCCTGCAGCGCCAAGTTGACGGTGCGCGTCAACAGGTTGTTGCGGGAGACTGCCGGCTGCTTGGAGAACGACGTGTAGGTGCCGTACAGCAGGGTGTCATTGCCGGGCAGGTTGAGGCGCGCCGCTTCAATCTGCTTGCCGGCGTCAGCCTTCAGCAGAACGCTGTTGAATGCCTGGGCCGGGTCGTCAGCGATGGTCAGCACCATACTTGCCGCCGATTTGTCAGTGGGGATCTGTTTGCCCTGGTCATCCTCGAGGAACACCACATCCAGGTAGTTCTGTTCGCCGCCGGAGAAGGCAACGTCGGAGATCTGCGGGATCTGCACCCAGGTCAGCACCTTGCGCATAGTGCCTGCACCGCCTGCTGCCGGGAAAACCTGAGTATCGGTGGTGTCGATACCTTCCAGGGTGATAGCCGTCGCGGTGGCCGCCTTCACGCGTACAACCTTGCTATCCAGCTTGCTCCAGCCGGACGTGAGCAGAACGATATCGCCGGCGGCAATGGTGCCGCCGACTACAGTAGCCACCGCCTCGCTCGCATTGCTGATGGCAGCGAACGCCAGTGCCGCGCCGTAGGTTGCGGCGTGCTGGAAGGTGCCGCCGTTCGGGAGTTTGTAGCCCATGGGTATTTCCTCTTTGCAGATATGAAAAAACCCGCTCAATGGCGGGTTTGTGGGTTTGCCCAATGGGCGGGATCAGTTGGTGTCGGCTCGGTACAAGAACGAGACCGGGACGGTGTAGGTGGAATCGCCGGTGATGCCAGGGCCTGGGTCAACTGGCGACATGGTCACCACGGTGACCGAGCCCTTCGTGTCCCGCGCGTAGAGAGGGAACAGGTCGGTCAGTTCGGCTGCTATTGGATTCGTCTTGGCCTTCCCGGTGCCTGCCGGTGCGATGACGCTGACTTGGAACACGCCGGTGAACAGCCGGTGATCACCGCCGAGCGTGTTGCTCGCGGTGTCGCCCGGAATAGTGAAGGCTCGCAGTAAGGTTTCGCCCGCCGCCGGCGTATAGGTCGTATTCTCGAAGACGATCTTCAGCTTCTCCGACCTGGTAGCGTTCCAGGCGATGAGCTTGGCCTCGTAGATCGAAGCAATAATTGCGTGACTCATACCTGGTTGTTCCTGATGGCCTCCAGCACTATCTGCTGAAAGCGAGCCACGGTTACCCGGACCATGCCACCGGGGGCCTGGGTGGAATGGCCGAACTCCAGCGGGATGGCATAGGGCAAATTGTTGATGATGTAGGCCATCTGGCCGGCGGTGAAGTCGCTCATCGCAGCAACCAGCGCAGCAATGGTTTCGGCGCCGCTCGGGTCAACCTCGTCAAAGGTGACGTTCTCGACCACACCGAGCGAGATGTGCCAGTTCGCACGGAATCGACCGCCGACGTAGCCTTCAGGCACCTTGATGTCCATGCCGTCGTTGAGCTTGCGGCCTTTCTTCAACCTGCCGCCTTTCGTGAGGTTGGCAGGGTCACTGCGCAGCGCGCTGTTGTGATCGTCGACGGCCCTGTTGTACTGGGTGGCCACTGCGTTCTGCGCCCAGATCTCCGGGTTGCCCACGGGGGACATCCGGACCAGGCTACTGCCGACCTCGATGATGATTTCACGCACGCTGGCATCGATGGCTTCACCCGTCTGAGCGGCGAACTCGGCCAGGCTCAGGGCGAAGCTACCGGACTGGCCGGCGCCTGCCCGGCTCATGACCGCACCTGCAGCTCATACAGGATCGGGGTGCCGGCGGGGTTGACCGCTTTCAGCGGCGGGACGATTGACCAGATGCGGCCCTGGGCCACGACTTTGTCGAGCAGACCCGGCACCCAGGCCATGCCCTGCGCAGCGATCTTGAGCTTCTTGTCGCCCTGCTTGATGAGGCTGTTGTGTTGGAATTCTTGGCCGGTGAAGTCGAGCAGGATGCCTTGGGCGATTTGCTCGACAGTGTCGCCTGGCGCTTCCCCGCCCGTCCCCGGGTCGTACTCGCCCGGCTCCGTCTTGCTGATGGTCACAGGCTGGCCGAACTCTGTGATCATCTCCAGAGCCATCACGGCCATTTCGTCGTAGAAGGCCATGGTGGCTCCAGAGTTTTTAATTAGAAGCTTTTCTTCGACATCTCGTTTGTATATTCAGAGAGTGCCTTATTTGCGATTTCCACTGCGCGAGTAACCACATCGTTATCTGGAATGGACTTAGCTGCCAAACCTCCGATTGCAGCTATATACGCTAGCTTCCAAATTTCATGCCTTTCTTGACCGTTAACAATCATGCGAGCCTCCTTGTGTGTGAGAGCCCACGCTACCACTACGCACGAACAGCGAAAAGCCCGCGTTTTTGTAGGTAGTCGGCAAACTGCGTAGCGCTCGGTCGATCAGGTGCCGCCGGCAATAGCCGATTGCTGGTGTTGGAGATCGTCGCGTATTCGCGGGTTACCGCACCTTCGACACGCTCCAGCGTCACAGCGCCTTTGCGCTTGTCGATTGGGTCGATGTCGTCCTGATGGATCTCAGCGGCCAGGGCCATTTGGCCGTACTGGATGCGCGCAGGCAGGTAGTTGTTCGGCTTGATCTCGTGGTCCAGCAGCACTTCCCGGCGCGGCCAGGACAGTCCCTGCTCGCTATTCGTCTTTCGCCCCTTCCAGGTCATGCCATCCATCGCCAGGGCGGCCCGGCGCAGCAGCGCTTCCTGCTCGGGAACGCCGGAGGGGATGACCGTGCCGAATTTCACGGCATACATGGCCAGGTCCTCGGCGCTCGCGTAGCTTTCGGCGTCAGGCTTGCCGGTGCCGTCCTCGATGATTAGTGTCATGCGTTTGCTCGCTGAATGGGTTTAGACCGCCTGCTCGCTTTACGGACTAAGTCATTAGACCAAGTGCGCGCACGATGGAGTGCCTAGAGCGCTAGACAGCGCTCAGTGCAGTAGAGAGATGGTCAGCCTAGTAGTTAAAGAACTTCAAAGATCAGCACGTGTTTTGAGAAAGATTAGGTATCGAGCATCTTCAGTTGCGAAAATCTCTGGGCCAGCCCCCATGTATGCTCGCATCAACTCGTCTGCTGCAGAGTCTTCTTGACCTTCATCAAACAAAACCTGCCCAAGGCGCAGATGCAAAAATGGATTTCCGAGACCGCCAGGGCAGGTCATTGCGTACTGCAAAGCTTCGCGAGCAGAGGTTTTGAATCCTGACAAGAAACAAGCATCAGCTATGGCCGCCAGAATCCAAGTAGCGGCCTCCCAATCGTTTTTTGGTGAAGGGATCATTTCCCAGGCCTTGTTATATTCAGTCACCGCTGCCTCATAGCGGCCTGACTCAGCCAGCATATCTCCGGCACTACTGAATTTCTTTATTTGCTCGTGAAGCTCAGGATTTAGCTCTCCATTTTCGCTCATCATTATCCACTCCATAGATTCGGTGAAGGTCAGAAGTTAAAACCTACCTGAATCACGCCTGATTTAGTAGATTTCTGAAGAACTCACGAAGCTTTTGCTTAGTCCTTTATTAGCCTTGCCTACAGCTCGGTCGTATTAGGCACTCAACTTTGCGACGAGCTTTTCCAGGGATTCTCTCGAGGCGTTGGCCCGGTACTGGACCTTGGCCTCATCGAGCTTTGCTTTCAGCGCCGCGATTTCACCAGCCTCATCAGCCGACGGCGTGAGGGCAGCCTGCTTCAGCGCTTCAACCTCGCCGCGCAGCGCCTCGACAGTCAGGGTCAGCCCGTCACGTTCTGTGGTCAACTCACCAACCGAAGCATGGATGGCGCCCAGCACTTCATACAAGCGCAACGCCAGGTCGCCGGACTCTGGAGGATGGATTTCGCCAGCTTCCAGACCGTCAACAAGGATCTGGATCGATCCATGCTCAGCAAGCAAAGCCGCGATAACCTTTTCCAGTTCGGCTTGGTTGCCCACACCAACAATCTGCGCCCGCTTGGCTTCCTTCACCGACACATCGATGCCGGCTACTTCGTACGCATTGACCACGCTCGGCCAATCGCCAATCACCAGCACGCTGGTCACACCCGCTTCGGGCTTATCGAAGTGTTCCGGATTGCGGTAACGCTTCTCCGGGTCGAAGCCGCTCAGCTGGTTGCTGTAAGTCAGTTCCATGTGTTTCTCCAAGGCGGCCATTGCTGACCGCGCGTTGAGTTTGAGGCTTAACCGCCAGTAACAGGAGGCGTTGCGGTCAGCGTGATCATCACGCCGGCGGTGACTTTGTTGCTTCCCGCATGCTTGACCCAGTTGGCAGCGGAGCCGACGGCAGCCAGGGTTGGGTTGGAACCGCCAGTGGTGGCTTTCCAGCTATAACCCAGCACATCGATGTTCACGGTGCCTTCCGCGCGGTAGCCGATGCTCAGGTTTTCTTCGTCGTTCACTTCGTAGGAACGGAAGCCCGGCGCCTGCGACTCGGTGATGGTTACGGCGTTTGGCAGCAGGCCGAAGATCACGTCCGCCGGCGCGGTGTCGGTCACCAGTACCGGCTTGCCCAGGGTGCCTGGCAGGCCGCCGTAGATCACGACACCAGCTTCTTCGTAGATCTTGTTGGTGATGGCTTCGTCGACGATGTCGAAGTAGGCGCTGGAGTGCATGACCCACAGAGCAATACGGCCGAACTTGTCGCCGAACTTGCGCATACCGCGAGTCAGCGTCTTCTTGCCATCGGTTTCGATGTTGGCCGAAACCACCATGTCAGCGTTGGAGCCGATGGCGGCACGCAGGCCAGCAGTTGCGTACTGGATGAAGCCTTCCAGGGTCGCATCAGCGACGTCGGCGCCGACGATCTGGGAGAACTCCTCGACCGGACGACCGCGGCGCTTGAATGCCTCTTCGGTGGTCTGGTACGGGCCGTACTTCCAGGGAGCTTTGACGCCGACAGCTTCGCCGGCGCTGATCTTCTTGGCAGTTACCTTGCCGTCGGAGTTGACGTCGCGATGCTCCAGAGAGCCGTTCAGCTTGTAGAGCGCGCGCTTGCGGAAGTCGCCTTCGATCAGCTCGTTGTCCAGCACCATTGCGCCGTTGGACGATGCGTTGAACACGTCCAGGTTGTCCTGAACACGTTCCAGGTATGCGGTTTGCGCCTCATCGTTGTAGATGATCAGGTCGCTGTTAACGGTTGTAGCCATGGGTCAATCCCCTTACTTGGGCAATGCGAGATATGCGGTTTGGCCGTGCTTGCGCTGAAAGTCGCGCTTCTGCTCGGAGGTCATTTCGGAGCGCTTGAATGCAGCCTTGCCGCCACCCCCGCCCGGGGCAAATGTCCCTGAAGCCCTTGGCCACAGATGAGGTGCGCTTTCGCGCAGAGATTCCGCCCATTCGAGCGGAGTCAGAGGGGTCTTGCCGTCTTTACCGAGGATGACCTGGCCGGATTCATCAACGGCGACTGCATCGCCATCTTCGTTAAGAGTGAACACGCCTTTGGCGCGCAGGATGATGTCGTCGGTTGCTTCTGGCAGAGCGCCGGCTTTCAGCGCTGCACCGCGTACCGAGTCGCCCAGGACTTTGCCCTGGAACTTGGCAGCGAACGACTCCGCCTTCTCGGCGCGCTCGCTGATGGTCTTCAGTTGCTTGTCGTAGTCGCCACGCAGGCGCTCGGTGCGGCGGTTGAAGACCTCGTCAACCTTGCCCTCAGTCAGCAGCTTGGTTTCTTCGTCTTGGCCCGCTCGACTGAGCAGGCCTTTAACAGCGTCGATGTCGATGCCTTCAAACTGTGTTTCAAACTGGGTCAGCTTGCCGGATGTTTCCTTCAGCTTACCCAGCAGCTCCGAGTTCTTGGTTTTCAAACCAGAAACGGATGCTTCAACGGCAGTCGCGATAGCGGCCTTGATTGCCGGGTTTTCCAGGTCGATTTCGTTTTCTTCTGCCATGTTGATGCACCCCTTGGGTATGTTTTGCCCGCTTTGCAGGCATAAAAAAACCCCGGCAGTTGCCGAGGCTTATCAATAAAAGTCAGTTCCAGCTACGTTGCTTTAGCGACGCCCCCTGAATATTTGGCTTGCGACTTAAACGCCATTTCTAGGAGATCAAATGCCGCCGCAGTGGGCTTTACCCTGTACGTCCTAGAACCAGTTCTAACTTCAAAATGAAGCTTCTTAGGCTGTCCACTCGTCTCCTCATAGAACCTTAACGCCACCTTCGAAATACCAACGATGTCGAGAGAAGCCTCAAATATTTGCCCGCGCGCCAGATATTTCGGAACTTCGTCAGTTTCGCTGGTAAACGCAACGGCTGGACAAAAGCTTTGTGGCTTGCCGTCTATACAAACGCCGACCTGTACTACTGTCGTAGGAGATCGACCGACGCTAGCAGCTCTTATGAATATTCCAAGACCTTCTGCCCCACGGTCTAACAGAGCTTGTACGCCAACTTCCGTGGAAACTTTCTCACTATCGTCTCGACGTGCGAGATGCAGCGATACCAAAACCGCTAGTAAAGCACCAACACCAGAGACCCAGTTCCCCCAATCACCAAAGCTAGCGCCGACAGGCAAATAGTTCACCGACCACTCAGAATTCACGCTGACGCCGATAAATAGCCCAGCTAAAGTGCAAACAATGCCCAGCACTACCGAGAACAAAATCCAACCCCAATTCATACTGTCTCTTCCATGGTTATGAAGGGTCATTCTACAAGCTATATGAACCCAGCGTTTTGGAAGGCTAGAGGTTCTAGGCTCTTCATCTGCACCAGAGTCAGCGGCGCAAAGTTGCGATCAAGCTGCAGTTCGGCGAAGCGCTCGACGGTCAGCCCGCCCTCCCGGAACAGTTTGGCTCGGACGGGCCCGATGGCGACGTCCTGGAACGAGGCCGGCTGCTGCTGGAGCCAGTGGTAGTAATCGAGTTCAGCACTCACCTGCTGCCCGCCGTCAGCACCCACTGAAGCCCGGGTAGCGCCTTTGGCGAACATGGCGCTGAGTTTGGTGAGCAAAACGAACGTAGTACGGCAGTTCGGGTGGAACGGAGGCCTTGGCCCGGAATCCACTGGAAACTTACGCTTGTCCATTGAGCGGCATTGCTGGCTGGTCTTGCTGTCCAGCGTGGCCACCATCTGGATCTCTTCCACGATATCCGTGTTGGCCTTGGCCACCTCCATGCGCGCCTGGGACGACACATGCTGAATCGCGGTGTGCACGACCGTGCTGGCATTACGGTTGGTGGTGGCCAGGATGCCGTCTTTGTACCCTGCCGCCTTGGTGCCGCGAATGTTGCGAATGATCTGAAAGTTCGTCTGCCCCTCGAAAAAGCCCTGCCGGATGGTGCCGGTAACCCGTTCACGCTCCGCACCGGTCCACCCCTTGATGAAGGCCTTCAGCAGCTTCCCGCCGCCTGTGCCGCGCACGCTGAGCGGATTCGTCAGCACTGCGGTGCGGATTGCAGCGGTCGTCGGAGCGACCACATCCAGCGACACGCCAACCGGCGCCGATCTGGCAAGACTGGTCGCCTCAAACTCGGCCTCGTAATTGGCGATGTCCACCAGGTCAAGGTTCAGTTGCGCGCTGTACCGGTCGAAGATGCCCAGCAACAGACTGTCGACCTCTTTCAGCAACGCTTCCAGGCGCTTCGTGTTGTACTCGGTCAGGTCCGACTGGGTCAGCCGATCCCGTATAGATCGGTCAATCTCCTTGAGGAAGGGAGCGAACTTGCCCACCTCCCCCGCCTTGAGCTTTTCGAGGAAGACCGCGTGCCGGATCGTGGCATCAAGTACTGCCGGATTTACCGCCATTTGGTTTGTCCTCGTCATCCAGGCCCAGGCCGTCGCCCTGCTCTTCCAGTTCACCGTCGATCTGCAGATCTGTACGCTCTGGCGCGATCAGCCCCAGCTTGCGCAGGTAGGCCCGAAGGTCTGCCTTGGCAAAGCCGCGTTGCTGCCACAAGCCAACCAAAGCCGTGATCATCTGCGGATCAGCCGTCAGCTCGACGAACTCCTGATTCACTTGGTAGGCGATCTTCTTGTCAGCAATGCCCATGTAGGCGCAGCACCACATGATCGCCCGGGTGTAGGCCTCGCTCACGTTCGCCACGCACCCGGCCAGCACCGATGTGGACGCTGATTGGTCACCGCGCGCCTCGGTTGCCGTCTTTGAGGACAGAGACGCAACGACCATGCGGGCGCCAAGCTCGATCATCATTTGGTTCTTGTCGGCCATGGCCTCCTTAACCAGCGTGTTCGGCTGGGGTTGCGCGTAGCCGAACTGGCCGCCGGCCGGCAGCATCATTGGCGCCCTGGAGCCGACATAGACACCGTGCTTCTCCATCCAGTCGCGCCACTGCTCATCCAAACCACTGATCCATGGCTGGGCCTGGCCACACCAGAAGACACTGTCTTCGTAATCTGCGCTGTTCCGGTAATGGCCCAGATTGATCATGGCGATATCGTAGAGCGGTGACTCATCGATGCTTGGGTCGTTGTTCTGCGCGCCGACGAAGGTGAACGGGATCTCCTTGAGACGCCCGGTGACGCCTTCCGGCCTGAACTCTTCGATGACCGCCAGCGGCCCGCCACCTTTCGGGCCGGACCGGCGCCAAACACGACAAACAAACCCGTCATCCTCAAGCGCCAGTTCCCGGTACTGCTCAGCCGTCTTGTAGCCGAAGCCGTCAGGAATCTCCGGAGACTCGCGCAGTACCACCAGCGTCAGCACGCTGTGGCCGTTAACCATGCCCGTGCGCCAATTGATGATGTCTTCCGCGCAGTAGGACAGGATCACCGAGTGACCGCCGATGCCGTCGTCCTGGTGATAGTCGACGTACAGACCGTGGCGCCCAGCTTCAAGCACCTTCTCCAGCGTGCCTTGGGAGTGCTGGTAAATGCTCACTCCGGAGCCGTTGGCGTTGTCTTGCAGGTATTCCAGCTTCTTTGGCACCGTGAGTGTCGGGTCTTTATGGAAGGCCAGACCCAGCAGCCCGTTACGGGTGTGCCCGGTGGCGTTCTTGAACACCGCTCGCTCGCGGTAAGCCCGGTTCCGATCTTCGTTCTCCGGCGACTTGTCGTGCGCGTTGATGTACGGCAGCCGATCGACTACCCGGTGCTGGCCCGCGCAGACGTCGCGAACGGTCGCCCAGCGATCCAGCACTGCCGTGTATTCCGCCCGCTTGAAGGAGACGTCGTTGCTCATCGGGCGTATCCCATTTTGATAGCGGTGACCGGTTTGATGATCGGGTACTCGCGGTGGATGAAGTAGCCGCCGGCGTCGTTCGCGTGATCGATGCCGGCGGTTTTATCTGGCTCCCCGTTCGTGCCCCACACCTGCTGTTCCAGGCCATCGGCGTAGGTCGGACAGGTGAGCGAATTGACCAGGTAGCGGCGCTCGCCCTGCGCATTGCAGAAGACGGCGTTCATTGCGTTGATTCGGTCCTTCACCGGCGGGTTTGCCGCGGGAGCGATGACCGCAAAGCCGGCCTGCTTGAGCATGGCCAGATCGGTGATACTGGCGTTCACGGACTTGCGCGAATCGCCCGAGGCATCTGGGTAGATCCTGATCTCGCAGGTCTTCTTGAAGTCATTGCCGTCGTGCTGCCAGTAGCGCTCTTTGATGCGGCGGATCATGTCGGGCGTGTCGTAGCCGTCGATCAGCTCATCCACGGCCCTGGGCAGCCCCTGGTCACGCTTAACATGGGTAATCGCCGCCATCTTGCCTACGTTGAAGTCCATCCCGATGAACAGCGGCTCGCCGGGCAGCACAGTGTCGAAGCAGCCGTTGAGCTTGCGGTCGTAGGCCGTGTAGATCGTGCCGGACGTCAGGTTGACGAACTGGCCTTTGAGGTACGCCATGATCAGCTGCGGCGGATACGACTCCATCAGGGAGGCGATGTAGTCATCCGGCAGGTTCAGCTCGTTATCGAACGTGCTGGCCTGCACCAGGCCGTACATTTCCTTGAGCGACGGCTTGTCGCGCAACTGCTTCACGAATTGCAGGAAGACAAACTTAAAGCCTTCTGGCGTCGTGGTGACGTCCACGCCGTTCTTCAGCCCCGGAAGGTTGTAGCGCATACGGGCAATGATCTTGCGCCAGGCCTGCTGAGCCTTGATGGCAGTCAGCACGTCCAGCTCATCAACCAGGGCGTGACCAATCTTGAAACCGACAATCGTCTGCGGCTTCTCCATCGACCTGCAAATCACAGTGCCGCGGTACTGCCGGCCGCTGTAGATGTGAACTTCGTGGTTCGCCTGGTTGATCTTGGTCTTCAGCCCCCAGTCGTAGGCCACCTCATCCATGGTCGGATAGAAGATGTCCCGGATCTGCGGGTAAGTCGGTGCAAAGTAGCCAGCGTTAACGCCGGGCCACTCCATGAAGTGCTTGCTCAGTGCCGAGCATCCGACCCAGGTCTTGCCGCTGTTGTGATGGATAGCCCCATCGACAGTCACGTAGCAGTTGTTATCCAGCACCTGCAGGTCGTAGTAAGTCTCTACCACATCGAGTGCGACAACGCTTAAAATGTAGCAGGATTCGATTGCGGAGCTATTATTTGACGCCTCTAGACCAGAAAATTTGTGATCTTGCCCAGCCTGATCGCAGCGCATCAGAAGTTGCGAAGCTTGCAGGGTGCGAGCGCAGCCATGTTTATCGCTGCATTGAGCGGTACAACCTGAAGCTGAAGCAGCGAGCGAAGCCTGCGCCTCGATCCAGCCTGAAGCAGGAGATTCTTGCCCTTGCAGGAGAGAATCGGACATCTGCAGAGATTGCTGGCCTTCTCGGGTGCAGCGACAAGCATGTGCAGAACACCCTGAGGACTCACAACGCAGATCGACTGAGTCGCGGAGGACGGCTTGGCGAACTGAACCACAGCTACCAAGCAGGCAGAATTGTCGACCTGGATGGCTATGCGCTAGTCCAGGCTCCGGCCGACCACCCTCAAGCAAGGAAGACTGGCTTGATGTTCCAGCATCGGCTGATTGCCGAGCAGAAGATTGGCCGATACCTGCTTCCGTCAGAAGTTGTTGACCATATCGACGGGCTTCATCTGCATAACGACCCAGTGAATCTGCGAGTCTTTGATTCGAATGCTGATCACCTGCGTGCCACGATTTCGGGACTTCGGCCAAATTGGTCTGAAGAAGGCTTTGCGAAGATGCAGATACCATCTCACCTGAGACCAGCATATCCACGCGTCGATAGCTACCGTCAGCGCAGAGAACGCGGTGATGTCCGCTTGCTACAAATTCTCCTCGCTGCGTCACGACTCGGAATAGCGTCGCCGCACCTTTTGGGTACGCGCCACCACTTAGAGCAAGCTCAAATCGATCATTCGCAGCCGACCACGATAGAACGCGCATTGGCCGATCGATTTCCTGAATGGGCATAGGCCCAGACTCAGTCATAACCAGGGTGCTTCCTCGCAGGCACCCGAACCCGGCAACGAATGCACGAAACTTGTGCGGTAACAGGAGGAACTGCGATTGCGGAACGTTAAGGCTCGGCATTCGGCTTCCTCGCATCCACCACGTCGACCTGAATGCGGGTCGGGATCACCGGTTCATCGCCAGCCTCTTCTTTCCGTGCCCGGTTGACGTAGATGTCACCGGTTTCTTTCGCGGCCTGTTCGAGGATCTGCATGGCCAGACCGATGTTCTTCATCGTCTCGGCCTTCTCCACGAAGCGATTCATGGCGCGGAGGCGGAAGGCGCGGTTGGCGATCGGGATGTCAGCTGTCTCTTCACGGAACCGCTTACGGGTGTCGTGGAAAAGGGTCACCCACTTCTTTGCCAGATCTCGGCCGGCGCGCTTGGTCGGGTCTTGCGCCTCGCACTGCTGACGGGTCACCTCAATGCCGAATTCCTCTCGGACAGCCGCTGCAACCTGGGAAGGTGTGTCGAAGCACGCCAAGGCCTGAACCATGAAGCCTTTCACCTCACTGTTCAGGGCTGCCATAGGGTAAATTCCGTCTTAGGTCTGTCAGGGGTCAGGCCGATCTGAGCAGACAGGTTCCGCAGGCCCTCGCAATGTTCAATTTCCCCACCTCAGCAGGACTGTTTGCAGCATCCACCAACGCTTGAACGTCAGGGCTTGCACCGTAGCGGCGGACGACACCGACGAACTCTTCGACGTCGTGGCCCTGCAGCTTGATCTTCGGTGCACCGTCTTGGGTGAATGCTGGTTGACCGTACTTGTCAGTCGCGTGAGCCAGGTGGTACAGCTCGTGTTCGATCAGGGCGCAGAACTCAAGGTCGCTGCACTGGGCGCAATAGTCGGCAGCCAGCGTGATGATGAAGGCCGGCACATCGCCGAACCAATCACGCATCTGTTGCTCCATCCGTGCTTTCTGCCAGCCACCGGCGCGGAACGCTACCTGTTCGGCCTGGCCCAAGACCGTTCTGCCCTGCTTTTCGAAGCTAGACGAGGCCCACATAACCCGGATGTCTGCATCCAGTAGGTGGGCATGGTCTTCGTTGTGAATGCTGCCGGTGTCGGCGAGTATCTCGGCTTGGAGCCACTCCCACACCTCCGGCGCCGGGGTCAACCGGATACCAAAGTCGGAAATCTCGGCCAATTCAAGTAGTGACGAGGGCGGGTATGGCCTTTCCATCGAATGCTCCTTGCAGACTTCCAGGCCTAGCGGCTATAGGGGTTAATCCAGCGCCGTCACTAGCCCGAAGCCGATGAAGGTCATCAACAACGACCCCAGGACATGCGTGAGCACCGTAGCAGCAGCCCAGCCGAATCTACCTTCTTGCAGCATGAATACGATTTCAGCGGAGAACGTTGAAAACGTAGTCAGCCCGCCACAGAAACCCGTGGTAACGAGCAATCGCCACGCAGGATCGAGATCTGGCATCTTGATAAAGAAGGCCATGGCGCACCCTATGATGAGTCCGCCAATCAGGTTAACGAGGAGCGTACCCAGCGGCATGCTGGGGAACGCACCATTAAACTTCAAGGCAAGCGCCCACCGAAGCACACAGCCGAAGCTGCCACCAATGATTACCGCGAAGAGAGACTTGTACATTCGAGACTTCCAAAGAGATCTGAGGATCCCTATGGAAAGACAGGCGATGGCCTACGCACCCTCCATAGGGTTTGCGTAGGCATCATCAGCCAGAAGGCGGTTATGAGGAGGAATGCCATCTCCTGGATGAATCATATGACAACCGGCATTAAGGCTCAATACTGCCAATATTTGTCTTCCAGCTGGCTGCTTAGTCGTCACGCAGTCATCCGCTGAAGCCGCTCCTCGATGATCCTCTGCACCACTGGCTCGCTCAGGATCGACGAAGGTATGTTGCCGGCGGTCATGCCCTGCTCCACTGCCGCGCCACGATTTGGCGCATTAGAAAACGTGGCGCGAACTACTTGCCCCGCCGCTCGACACCACCAGGCGCTTTGTCACAGTGCAGGCAGTGTTCGCAGTTCAACGTCCGGCACAGCCAGACCTTCACCCGTTGCCAGTACGTGACCATGAAGACATGGCGGGCTCCGGCCAGGGCCAGGGACACATGCAGGGTCAGGCCGGCACTGCTCGGGCCAAAGAAAATGTTCTGGCTGCGCGCCATAACGACGAAACCGCTGATGGCAATGGCCGAGTAGATCAGCTTGCCCAGAATGCCGTCCCTCACCTTCCCGCTCAGTACGCACCAGGCTGCCCACAGCGCGATAAGGCCGCAGGCGATGGAGTTGATCAGTTCAAGATTCATGGTGGATTGCCTCCCCCGAACCGCTGGCGAATGAGCGCCCAGAGGTCAGCGGATTTGATGGCTCGATTGATGGCCGCCAGGAGCGAACCGCCGAATGCACCCAGCAGGAAGCCGATGCCGGCGACGATCTTCGGCTCCGTCACACCCAGGTAGGTGCTGACCATGCTCGTCAGGTAGATCGAGCAGGCCATGCCGGTGATGAGGAAGATCATCCAGGCACGCCAGTCGTTCAAGTCGTCCTTGTGCCACCAGCTGGCGATCACGGCGCCGACGAGGCCCGCAATCAGTAATTCGAACCTGTCGATCTTGTCGAGCAGGCGCTGTAGATACTCCATGCGCTCGACTCCGTGGGGCATGTTTGAAGAGGTCAGCCCCAGTGGCACTCCCAGCTCAGAGCGATGGATGTGGTGGGGCCGAATACGAAAAAGCCCCGCACAATGGAGGGGCCTTGAATAGTTGCGTGATCTCAGCCACGCGGCGTTGCTTGAGAGCCCCCTTCTTACCCGGGGCTCCATCCTTCAGCGTGACTTACGCAACAGTGCCATCGGCGTTGAGTACGTCCCAGGACATTGCGATGTTGATGGTGTAATCAGCCGAAAGGTTCATGAACAACCCATTACCTGCCGGAATCAGGACATCGTTATAGGAAAGCATGACGCTTGGAATTTGGATCAGGCTGACATCGAAGCGGTTACCTGGTGGCGGAGCCTTCTTGCCGTAACTGGTATCAGCACCACCTGTCTTGGATCGCAGGATGACACCGTGCAGGTTATCTTCAGGGGCAATCAAGGTAGCGATTGAGATTGCATTGCCATTGAAGGATGTATTTTTGAAATATTTACCGAGGGTACGTACAGCCATTTTTTCACCTATTGAGTCGAATGATTTATCGCGGAAGATTTCCGCTTTCATGTCGCTCAGAGGCGATGAGGTGAGGTTCTCGACCTTCTTGTAACTAGGCCCACTACAATGCCGCGGGCCTGAATGGGCACATCCGTCAGTGTTTAGAACTCATAGCCGATATGGCCATAAGTCGGGTACGGACTGGTGCTGTTTTGCTCCGGATCAGCGTTGTTCGGGTAGTACACTTTGCGAGCGCGGATCGTCGGCGTGTAGCCAAATCGAGCCCAAGCGGGACGCGCCTGAGTGATGGTGAGCCGGCCGTTTGCCTGAAGGCTCAGAACCGCATCTGGGTTACCACCTGTATGGGTATGCCACAGCGCAACACCGGCAGCGTTGTAAATCACGAGGTTGCCGTCACCCTGGAACACGCAACTGGTAGCGCCCTTACCCTGGGTGTAACTCGCCCAAACAACAGAGCTGCCAGGACCGTAGACAACCAAGTTTCCGTCACCCTGGAACACCACTCCAAAGCTACCAACGCTGTAGATCTTACCTACCTCAAGGGAAGTGTTGGGTGGGAAGATGTATGACGGTTGATCGTAAACAATGGGAAGGCCTGAGGTGGTCCAAAGCGGAGCCAACTCAACGATCACCATATTGCCGTCGTCCTGCAGCTGAAGATGAGTTCGCTGTGCAAGAGTATCGAAATACTTATCGCCGCCCGGTACGTCGCTGTTTTTTGTCTGCCAAATACGCTGACGACTAAAGTCGTTCAGCACCAGGCTGTAGTTCATGAAAACCTGGGGTGTGGATACGGCTTTCCATTGGTAGATCATCTGGGTTGCGTACGCACTATTTGAGTCTGCAATCCACACAGCTGTATCGCCATCGTATAGCGCCAGATTCTCATCTGGTTGATAGATCAGCCGGAAGCGCTTATTCGGAGACTGCAGAAACTGGCCAGCGCTCATGAGGTTTCGCGGCGGGAGCACGGAGCTGCCATTGGCTGTGAAGGGGGTCAGGTAAGACATGTATTCACCTTTTGAGTCGGACAAATGATTGCGGAAGATCCCGCGTTCGTGTCGCTCAAAGGCGATTGCTCGAGGCTCGTGGCCTTCACATGATTCAGCGTCCCACATCGGGAACATTTGATCTGGAGCTCTGTAAACCCACCCGTACGGGCGAGTAGTCTTTTGCAGTTACCGCATCTGAATTCTTTCAACATCTGCAAATTCCTTTTGCTGAATCGCCCTTTCCGTGGGCAATAAAAAACCCCGCTCTAGGCGGGGCTTCATAAAAAATTTAGTCGCTTGAAGTTTGAGGGACTGGGGCCTCGTCGATGCTGATGCAGTGCTCAATGTCCGTTATTTTCTTCAGTGCAAGCTCGGCCGTTGAATAAGCTCCGAACATTCTGCCCTGATAAAAAACAACCCACGCTAACTGAATATCCGCGTTGCCAGCCTGCCCTACAACCAACTTCTTGAACCGTTCCGCCAAGTCGTCGACATGCATCTGTGCCATGCCACGCAAAACCATGACGCTCTCCCAGTTTATAGTCGGAAGCTCTATTTTCGACCTTGCACAAACTGAGCGCAATAAAAAGCCCGACATATAAGCCGGGCTTTTCAGTGTGAACCCCTAACGCGCAAGATCGATAGGATGGGTAAATACTCTCTCACTTTCTCACTCATTGCAACGGCTTTTTACTACGCCACACAACTTTCGATTAATCCCTCTGCATCAAGCAGTTCCTGAGCGGCAGTGAGCGCCTCGTTCACCTGGTCATCCAGTGTCTTACGGATCGTCGAGCGCCACCGGTACCGAGTAGATTCAGGCTTACCGTCGTTATCCCAATTTGTGATGTCGTACCAGGCGGCCGGCAGCACAGCGGCAGAACGCTTGCCGTCGGCACCGGCAACTTGCGGAATGGCCCAGGTCAGCACCGCGCATTCCCGGAAGCGCTTCGGCGCCGGGGTCTTCACCGAATTCAGGAGCTCCAAAATGGCGCCATGCTTTCGTTCCTGGTGCGTCGAGTATTTCGCCACCAGCGCGCGCCAGTGTGCCGGGGTGAGCGCCTTGTGCAGCCGACCGAACACCCAGCAGTCCTGGAGAAACGCCGCCTCCTTTCCGACTATCTCCCCCTTCTGTTTGGCGCACTGCACCTTCGGCTCAAAGTCGCAGCCGCCGGCGGAACTGATGGTCTCGGCCGCGAGCGCCCGAACTACTGCTGAAACAACGTTGCGATAGGTCATGCTGCAGCCCTCTTCAGTTCTCTGGTTTTTGCCCTGTAGTAGGCCTTGATGCCCTTGATCTGCTCCACGGAGTACTTGCGCACGCTCTGGTCAGCTTCCAGGGCGTCGACGGCCTCCTGGCCGATGCGCGCGATCAGACCGATCCGGTAGTCCACCGCGTTGCCGGAAAGGAACCGGTTGTCCTGCTTGCTCTGGGCGTGGCAGTTGCGCTCATCGAAGCGCAGGTGTGGCGCGGAGCCAACGCTGCGATAGTGGCCGGCATCGACTGCGTTACCGCTCCAGTCCAAAGGCTTGCCGCTGGAGATGCAGAGGTGGCCGGCGGCCTGGTCCCGGGTGCGGACGTACTCGTTGAACGCCTGCTGAGCCTCACGCATGTGTTCGCCGCGGCTCTTCAGCTTCTCCTTGCGAACCTTGATCTCGCGACGCTCGACCTGGGCCAGCGACTTGCGCGCCTTCGCCTGGTTCACGTCCTTGATAGCGAGGCCGCACTTCGGGCTGCATACGGCCTGGCCCAGGCGCTGCGGCGGAAAGCTGATGCCGCATGCCGGGTTCTTGCACTTCTTCGGTTTGGGTTGCTTGGCGATCATGCAGCCTCCTTGCTGAGTAGATCAGTGAAAACCACACCTTGGCCCGTGAAATAGGCGGCGATGCGGTCGGTGTAATTGATGCCCTGGGCGCGATTGAACAGGCTGGTTACCGGGAAGCCGTCAGGCCCGAACAAATGGCACTCCCCCATCATGGCCAGTTTTGTTTCGTAGGGCAGATGGCGCATGACGCGATACCACTCCGCCTGGAACCCGGCATCCTCGTTCAGCAGGATTTGCACGCCAAAGTGCAGCTTGCAGTAGCGCCGGGCGTCAGCCGCGTCACCGATCTGGGTCATTTCGGCGATGCGTTTGTACATCCCGAACCACAACCGATTTTGGTCAAGCGTGCGGTCCTTGCCCGCGCGCAGGGTCACGACGACATACTTCTTGTCTTTGTACATGGCGCTGATTTTGGTGATGACTTCGGAGAGCTTGGCCTGGCAGTTGACGCTGATTTTGTCGGTCATTGCGCCGCCCTCTTCGCTTCCAGTTCCTGGGCTTGCTTGATCAGTAGCGCCCGGCGATCCGCCAGTTCATTGGCCGCTTCAATCCGCATTTCGTCCTTTCTCTCGGCGCTGGCCTTCCGCATTTCCAGCATCGAGCTCTTCACAATCTCGAGCTTCGCGCGCAGCAGCGGCTTTGGCTGGGTGACGGTGCCTGTGAGCAATCCAGCAATGGCGCGGCCATCCTCGGTAACTGGAACAATGCTGAGGTCAGCCAAGTACTTCTGGCCGTGCTCTTGGGGAATGCGTTTCAGCTCCAAAGCCTTGGTGACTGCCTGGATGCGGCGGTTGGAGTCGAAGCCCACGGACACGTGCCAGTTGACCGGTTTCGCATCCTCGCGGGCCTGCCCTACGAAACGCTGGTAGGCATCGATGAACGCCATGCGCGCACCGATCTTGTCGCCGCCATCCAAGATGGGTTTCGCAGCAGCCAGGGCCAGTTGGATCTCGTCGGTCAGCACCACGGTTTCAAATTCGTCGTTGGTCGTCATGGCGATGGCCCAGGCCTCGTCCTTGCCCGGGCGCCCATCGGAGGACTGCACCCGCTGCAGGATGTCGGCCATAGCCAGCTTTCCCTTCACTTCGAAGCGGCAGGCCTTGAGCGCAGCCTTGACGACGGGCACCGGATACGCGCAGAGGTCTTCGGCCATCATCGCGGCGGTGCCTGGATTCATTTCCTGGCCCATGGCCTCAGCTGTTGCGCAGATAGCGGCTGCAAGCCCGGCGACCTGCTGGTCGTTCATTTCAAAGGTATTCATTGCGGTCACCTGCTTGGCGTTTGGCCAGAACCATCTGGGCGGCCTGCTCGGCCGCGGAATGGTTCGCCTCAGTCCGCTCCATCTGGCGAGCAGTTGTGCCGTTGATGCGCTGCCCGGTCACCCACTGGGTGTGATAGCTCTCGGCGTTGGCCAGCAGTTCGTTGAGACTGTGGCACTTGCGCAGCACAGCGGCATCGCTGGTTTTCAGGAAGTGAGCGGCGACGTGGTGGGCGACATCGGCGCCGAGGCGGTCAACCAGTTGGCCGAGTTGGCCCCCGACCTTGGCATTCCACACCGGCCAGGCGCTGTAGCGTTTGCGGTAAGCCATGGCGTAGTTCGCCCAGACCTTGAAGGTTTTGCAGGTCTGGTCTTTGGGGCCCGGCATGTCGGCGGGGATCTCGACCCGTGGGGTATCGGTACGATCAACCACCAGCACCAAGCCGCGGGACTGAGCCGGCTTGCCGGTGGCGTCCTGCAAGTCCTGACTGGTGCCCTGATTGGTACCCTGATGATTGGTATCCTGATTTGTCGGAGATTTATCCGACCCTTGCCCGGATTTTTTTCCGACCTTGCTCGGAGATTTATCCGAGGTAGATCGGATTTTTTTCCGACCCTTATTGTTTGGTGGGGTCGGATATTTTTCCGACCCGTCGAGCTTCTGGTTCCACTCGATCGCTTTCTCTGTGAGGCGAAAAAGCGTGATGTTCGAAGTGCTGGAAAGCTCAATCAAACCGGCCTCTTCCAGGGCCTTCAGCATGCGGTAAGCGGTGTCTGGCTTGTCAGTGAGCAGCGGTAGCTCCTCAGTGATCTTGGCCTTGCTCAGCGCGAAGAAGATCCCGTCATCAGTCTTGATTGGCTTGGCCCAGCTCGGGCAGCCGTAGACGAACGCGAAGAGCAGGGCCTGCTGAGAATTCAGCCCCCACTCCAGCGCCTTCACCTGGTTAATCGTGACGGTGTATTGCATGTCAGGCCTTCCCGACCTTAGCGGCCAATTCAAGGAAGCGATCCACGTACCAGTGAGGCTGCGTCTCGCGGGGGCATTGAGGACTGGTGAGGTTCTTGCCGTAGACCATGCCTTTCTCGGTCACGGACCAGAAGTCGACCATTTCCTGCTTTGAATTTTTGCGCTGAAGAACCTTGAGGAAACCGTGGGCCTCCAGTGAAAGGTTGAAGGCGCGGGCGGTGCTGGCGATGGCGTGATCTTTGATCAGGGCGGTGATTGCCTTGGTAGGCATCGAAGAGCCGCCAGCAGCGTCAGGGGCGGCATCAACGGAGTAGCCTGGGAGGAACTTCGGATCCAGGCCATTGTTCTGGGCGATCTTGGCTAGCATCATCATCTTGCTGGAGTTCGCAGGCTTCAGCAGGCGGTCGAAGCATTCCAGAATGGCGAGCTCGCCGACGATCTTGGAGTTGTTCGGGCCCTGGGTGGAAAAGGTGCCCGTCTTGCGGATACTCGGCAGCACCTGCCCGACCACCCACTCTTCGAACTTCTCGGCGGCCGGCAGCTTGGACTTCATCACCAGCCGGTACAGGTCCCGCTCAGGAATGATTGTCATGAAACCACCACCCTGTTTCGGGGTAGTGGTCGCTGCCTTGCAGTGACGGGCCACCGCGTTCTCTGGTTTGGAGTAGCCGAGGGCGTCAGCGACGTCGCGCGCAACAAACCACGGATCGCCGAGCTTGTCGGTGATGACCCGGATTGCGGCGCCGTCGAAGTCGAACGGAATCACTGCTGAATTGCGCGCCACGTTTTCAGATTGCGAAAAACGTGGCGCGAGATTGGTAGTGCTATTGATATGTGGCGGGGTTTGCATATAATCGGCCTCACAAAGTGTTATCGAATTAGCCGACCTCGACCGTCGGCTTTTTTGTGCCTGGGTTTCAGATCCGCTTAATTCATAGTGCGAACCCGGTGGGCACCGATTTCCGCGCATGCGCGGGAAATCAGGAAACAGATTTCAAATTTCGCTGGACCGAAGCGAGCAACTGCTCGGCACGGCGCCCCAACTCCCCCGCCTTCGCTTCAACCTGGCGGCACTGCTTGGCGAATGCCGGTAGGTGCGGCAGATCCAGTTCGCACATCACCTGGTCGTCAAACACTTCGCTGCCGGTGTCGATCACATCGCCTAAGGCACGGATCAGCGCGCCGAAACTTTTGTTCGCGCATTGGTCGCTGGTCATCTGGCGGGCGCCGGTCAGGCCGTGACGGCTCGCCAGTTCGTTTACGCAGTGGTCGCGGAATTCAGGCTCAAGGGCGTTGACCCACGACTCTTCCAACCACGACGGCATCTCCTGATCGCCGGACAGCCAGCGTTGAACGCGCTTGAGCCAGCGGCCGGTCGCCTTCACAAAGTCACCGACATCGTTCTGCAACGTCAGCGCGGCGAAGTCCGGGACCTCTTTGGCGACAGCCTTCTCTGGGCACGACAGATGCAGCTCGCGGCTCAGCGCCTGGGCGAAGTCGTCCTGGCTCAGGCTGGTGCGCGCGATCTGGTTTGCAGCGTGGGCGACCAGCACCTGATCACGGGTTTGTACGGTGTGTCTGGAACTGGACGTTTGCATGGGGACTGCTCTCTTCTAATCTGGCTTCAATGGAACGGCGGACAGGGGTGTCGCTTAGGCGGCCTGAACATCCGCAGAAGATTGCTGCGGAAAAACGCGATCCAAAGTGCATTTCGCACCCAATTCATTCAGCGCCTGGACGATCTTCCGGGCGTCTTCAAGCTTCAATGGGCGAGCCCCCGACTCGTAGTTAGCGAGCCGCGACTGCTTCCAGTTGAGCTTTCGGTGTAAGGCTGCCTGCGTGATTCCGGCCTCCTCACGAAACTCTGCTATGAGATTCATTGCGTTGCTCCTGCGGTCAATAAACCAAGGATAAACACATATCGTGTTATTGGCAAACACAATAAGTGGGCGGATTTTATTTCACTCCGTGATTAAAATTCCATCCATGAAGACACTCGGATCGCGCATCGCGCACTACAGAGAAAAAGCAGGGCTTTCTCAGGCTGCCTTGGCAAAGGCGTGCGGATGGAAATCCCAATCGCGCATAGGAAACTATGAGAAAGATGCTCGGGAGCCAAACCTTGAAGATATCGCCAAGATTGCCCATGAGCTGAAAGTCGATCCGGCAGCGTTACTTTTGCCTGGCGAAAGCCCCTCGAATATTTCAATCGCCGCCCAGCCCACCAAATCATTCCGCTACCCAGTAATCAGCTGGGTTGCCGCCGGCGCCTGGGCGGAAGCCGTTGAGCCCTACCCGGCCGGATTTTCGGACAGCTATGAGTTCTCGGAGTACGACTCGAAGGGCACGGCTTTCTGGCTGAAGGTGAAAGGTGACTCAATGACGGCGCCCGCCGGCCAGAGCATCACTGAGGGCACGCTGATCCTTGTGGACACTGAGGCTGAAGTTGCACCAGGTAAGCTGGTCGTGGCAAAGCTCCCGGACAGCAACGAGGCGACATTCAAGAAGCTGGTGAGCGACGGTGGCCGATTGTTCCTGAAGCCACTGAACCCGAGCTACCCCATCGAAGCAGTCGACGAGCATTGCCGGATCGTGGGCGTGGTTGTGCAGGCACTGCAGAAGTTTTATTGAAAAGGACCACACTCCGGGGAATTCCGGATTTTCAAAGTGAAGTTGCAAGGAGTGCGATATGACCGTAGTTGCAGTGCTGAATAACGAAGCAGACCTAGATCACATAGCCAGCGCCTTGAAGGCTTATGGGCTTGTTGTGGCCAACCACCACAATCGCCCCGGGGCTTCAATCCTCACAAGTTCGCTTAGAGCGGCGCTGGGTCCTAGATCTGATGAAAACCAACTGCAATGCCACGAACTCCCCCTGCCAATCAATGGAGAGCCTTGGTGGACCAGCGTATTGGTACTGCCTCCGCACTACGAATTCGGACATGGTGAAACTACAGCGCTTGCAGCGAGGGCTTTGAGCGCTGCTAACGAGTCTGACGAGAAAGGTATGTATCTCTACCGCAAGCCCTAGGCATGATAAGTAGGTCGCGGGGGTGATCTGATGATCCGCCAACCAAACCAAACTGCGGGGCAAGACAAGGAGAGCGGACCTTCTGGAGCAAGGCGTGGACCTATGATCTGCTGATGCTCATGGTGGTTTTCACAAGCTACGCTGGCAATTGGGCGGATGGCTGCTCATTCAGCCGCAAGCAGGTCTTCAGCCATGCCTTCATTTTGCTTTGTGCATTCGTGACCGCGCTTGAATTGATAGCACTGAGCCATTATCATAATTCGCACAAGTGAGTCTACATTTCCCGCCAAGCTCCGTTTACAGACGTTGAAGGGCGCTTATTGATTAAAGGCAAAATTTCAGGATTTATTAGAGAAATTAGCCGGATTTTACGACATGGAAAGCGTAATATGAAAAAGCTACCGATCGACTATAAAGATATAGCTTTGCGTAAACATAGATTCGCTTTGATCAAAGTGTTGCGATCTACTCAGCCTTCTAAGAGCAAGCATAAACTTAAAACGGTAATCCATCACGCTCCGATAGTATTTTGTGCTTTCACAGAACCCAGAAATGAGCTAATAAAATTTATCGAAAAAATTAGATTTTCGGTAATCTCCGGTTGCAGATCCATACTCATTGACTTTTCTAGAACACAAAAATTTATAGCAAGCGGTACAATTTTATTTTTCTCCGAGATAGATCGCTTACTTGACTTATTTCCAAAGCTCAATGTTCGATCAACCATTCCACTAAATAAAAAAGCTTCTCTTGTTTTGCAACAAATAGGCTTCTATACAAGAATAGGTAAAAAAGTTCCGATCTCCAACTGCGAACTTGCTGACGTCATAAACTGGCGCGTGGCAAAAGGTCAGGATGTATCGGGAGCCAATTATGATGTGATTCTTGGGAAATATGATGGTGTTATTACCCCTGCGCTGCAAGAGGACCTGTATGCAGGCCTTACAGAAGCAATGACAAATGCACATCATCACGCATACATTGCTCGTCGCTCAGACGGTATCGCATCGGCAAAAAGTTACAAGCCTTGGTGGATGTTTTCTCAAGAAAAGGATGGAATGCTCTCGGTTGTGTTTTGTGATTTGGGGGTGGGGATTCCAGGGTCACTTCCATATAGCGACGACGACGGTTGGCGGAAATGGTATCTGGTCCTCTCTCGATTTGGCCTCCAGAATCTTGGTGACGCTCGCCTTATCAGAGGTGCAATCCGCCATAGCAAAACTCGCACCAGAAAGCATAATCGTGGCAAAGGGTTGACACAGATCGTCGAAACAGTGCTTGCGAGCAAGGACAGCGTGGCAATAGTACAAAGTAATCGAGGGTGGTACCAAATCAAGAAAGGAAAGGAAACCTATGGCGACTTCACAATGTCTACAAATGGTACGATAATTTATTGGCAGATGCCCTTAACGGCGAGGCCCGGATCATGACAGAAGTACATTTGGCTGCGGAATTTTCCAAGCATCCAGCAGGAAGGTATAAAACCGACGGCCCTTATAGCGGCGAATTATTTAGGGAAAAATATCTAGAACCGCGAATGAAAGACCATGAAAAAATTGTGGTTTATTTGGATGGAGCTAGAGGCTATGGATCCTCTTTTCTTGAAGAGGCGTTCGGTGGTATCGCTCGGAAATACCCTACAGATTTAGTTGAGTCTTTAATAATACTAGCTTCACGTGATGAAAATTTAGTTCAACGTATTAAAACTTACATTCATGACGCTCGCGGGAAAAGTAACCCCAAGAGCAAATCTTTCATACGGAGAATGATTGATGGCACTGACGGCAGAGAGCCAAGGTAACGGTACTCCGATTTGGTTTTACCCAGTGACTTGGGCCTTAGTCATCGTAGGCTGGCTAATCGTAAACTGGCAGAACAATAGACGTGAAGAAAGGAAAGAGATTAGAACTGCGCTTGCAAAAATATTTGATGATATAGATAGCCTCCAAAGAGAGGCGATAACCTATCATACGGCAAAGCGTAAAAATTTTAATTTAGAAACACAAATCGTCATGATGGAGAGTAGGCTGAGCGAACACTTGGGATATCTAAGAATTCGTAACTCTTCTTACATGGATCAATACTCGTTATTTGTGGACGCCATAACCCTAGATAACTTTCAAAGCGCCACATTTATTAGGCAGGCCCCCAGCTCATTGATTATTGAGAATATCAGAGACACCTCTAGCGACCTAGAGTCCGCACTAGAGCTTGAATTCAGCAAGCTTTTCCGAGGGAATTTCGTTACAAAAACCGGAGCGCTTATAAAGCAAGCTATTGAGCAGCAGTTTTTATTAGGCGGATTTGCTCGCTTCATGGATCGAAAATCTGAGGCCATCATAACTCTAACAGCTTACATATTTTTGGTTGGCTTTATATTTTACGCTCTTCGCTTGATTCCATCTTAATAACAGCCAAAACACCTCTTTTAGAACTGTATTCGCTTTGAGAACACCTTATGCCCGCCCTCCCCCATCGCGGGCTTTTCTCTGTACACGGTTTGCTGGGCGGTTCGGCCATCCGATAGTGGCAGTGCGTCACCAATGGTAAAGTTCGGGTTCAATTACGGGAGTTATTCAATGAAGGGATTCGGAATATTTGCGATCATTGTCGGCTCGTGTTGGCTGATCTTCGCGCTGAGCATGGATGTGTCCGTTGCAACCGGCGCTGGCGGGAGAGTTAATAACCTGGGCCTCATGGCAGACCGCCAGGTGCACACAATCGTCGGCGGGTTGCTAGCGGTGGCCGGTCTCCTGATGGTACTGCTTGGCGGGAGAGGCTCAGTTACCAACCCTGCCGTTGAGGCCGATACACGACCGTGCCCCCTCTGCGCCGAGGTAATCAAAAACGCAGCTATCCGGTGCCGTCACTGTGGGGCTGACGTGGAATCAATCGCCAGTTCTATTACGACAGATCAGATAGTGCGGAATTCGAATAGCAATCGTCCATTCATCGCGATCTGTGCGGCCTTGGTCGCCTTAATCATTGGTGTGGTCGCCTATCGAATGATCCCCGTCCCGTCTGCCTCTACGGTGCTCGCGCCTGCAAACACGTATCGACCTAAAGCTGACGAACTGATCGGGCTGAACCCGTCCGCGTTCGGGTGCGTGTCTGAAACCAACTTTTCCCAGTCGCTCTATCACTACAACAGATCAGAGTTTACGGCTTGGGCGGACAGAACGAAGGGAGCGGATTGCTTTCACCAACGAGACGTCAACCCCGGAGTCACCTGGACCGTTTTACAGATTCGGGACGATCTAATGCAGGTTGGCCTAAAGCAGGCGAGTGAATATTCGAAGAGCCCAGAGGTAGGCCGGTTCAACTACTGGACCCTTGAGCGTTGGGCAGAGCAGCGAAGCTCAATCCCCAAATAAGACTCAAGACCAATTCGATCAAAGCCCGCTACGAGAGGGCTTTTTCAGGCCCGGTGAAAACGCCCCTCTTAGAAATATGCATTTATGCATGAAACTTCCTGTCGCCCTATTGCCAAGATATGTCAGCACCAATACTGTGTATGCATACAGTATTCGCAAGGAGCGACGCATGATCCAGGCACCATATCCCACACCCAAACCGAGAAATTCCTACGAGCTTGTGGGCCACCGCCTGCAACGCTTGATCGCATCTCCCCGGGTCCAGAGAGTTCAGTTGGTCGAGGTTTCGAGACGCGACGACGAGAGCCCTGAAGCCTGGCGCCAGGTCATTCAAGACATCGGCGACACCGCCGGCATTAGCGTCGAGCATCTGGATGACGGTGCCGTCAGGATCGGCTGGCGCGAATACTGCGATTCCTAAATGAGCACGCCAGCAGGCGGGCTCACCACCCCGTCCTTCTCAATTCCCCTATAAAAACCACACAGCGTGATTCAATCATGAAAAATACGAACACATTACGTGTTGACATGATAAACACACTCTGTGATTATCGCCTCAAGCCAGCAACGAAGAACGCCGGCCAGCAGCTAAACCTGCGCCGCTCTTTAGCGATACCCCTTGCCGGATCACCACCGGCCCAGATTCAAAGGCAGCGATGAGCCGGCCTAAACGGTTCAGAGGGTTGGCAACTGACCCGGGCGTGCAGCGTAAAGCGCCAAGAACAGTTATCCAGCGGGATAACAAGCCGAAAGGCCCGTGGCTGGAAGAACAATTGATTCAAGCCAGTGACCGACGCCAGTAGCGGGTCACGGCGGAAGTTTTCACTGATGCACCTGGTGACGGGTGCATTGGGAAAACAACCGAGGGCAAGACGATGGCAACCGAATACATAGACCTTGAGCCAGAAGATCAGGAGATCGTCAGCAATGCACTGGATCGTGCAATTGCGACCTTTCAGGATGCAGGCCTGCCTGTAGAGAGCCTTGATCATGATGCACTGCTGAAAGCCTTGGTCGACCTGTTCATGCGTGCGAGCACCTGAACAACCAGCGCCACGACAGCCTGTCGTTAAATGCCCGGTCACCTGCATGACAAAATTTTCGTACTTTATGGAGCCAATACAATCTAGTAGCTTAGAACTGAAATCCTAAACGTGAAATGGCATACCGCCGCTACATGATGAACACCTTAAGGTCTCGTAGAATGAGTGTGACAAAAAATTGGCTGAGGCTGTCCTTTGCGCTTTTGTGGCGCGCGTTTCTATTGTTCCAAATTTTCGGTTTGGTATTTGGCGTACTGCTTGGAAAACTCCTACTGCCGAGCTCATTCGTCATATTGATTAAGCCTACAATTTTGTACGGATCATTAGCTCTGGTAGTAGTTATCGCTGAAGCCGGATTCAAGCTCAATCTACTTCAATGCATTTTCGGAAAACGTTTAAATCTGTCAAAACCACAATGGCGCATGTGTGCACTTTCACTGGCGTTGCTTCTCGCAACTATGGCAGTGTTGAACGTTGCGGTCGCTTTTTCCACGCCATTTGATTTTTGGCTTTACTACAAAGTTTTCGGCAGTCCGGTGATATTTGTTGCTGGCATATTCGCTATTTCTTGGATTGCCATCAGCAAGACCAGCATTCACCAGTAATCGCACCTCCCCTAGTGGTGGCTTACTGAACAGGGCCTCAGCTCCACCATTCCTACAGCAATGCATTGAGGACTCCCTGTCCTCTCATATCAATCCGATTTTTCGGATTCCCACCTCTACCCGTCAGCACTCCTCCCCCGCGCCCATCGGCAACCAGCGGGAGGCATGAGTGTTGACGAATACAGGTGAACCAACGAATGGAGAAAGTCATGACGACAGAAACCGGCGGCCCAGCGTTCCCAGGAACCGAAGCCAACTACGTGCATGAAGGTGAAGCAGGCATGACGCTGCGCGACTACTTCGCAGCGAAGGCAATTGTGAAGATCGCACCGAGCTTCGGAGAAATCGGCGAGCTTGCAACTGCAGGCAATGAGGTAGACGAGATCCTGTCGACCGCGGCGAAGTATGCCTATGAAATTGCCGACCGGATGCTCGCCGCCCGCTCTACCTAACCTCAAACACTGGAGGTCACCATGCACCACAGCATCCAATCGCGCCGCGACATCGTCGATGGCTTGCGTCAACGCTCCCGCATCGCCACTGCCGACTTCTACCGACTGATTGGGCGGCCGGAGCCCGCGGTCCGCTTCAGGATGACAGTGAAGCCGGCGGGACGTGACTTCTTCCATGTGGTTGATACCCGGACCGACAAAGTGATGGGGTTCCGCCGCGATCACAACGAAGCCTGCGCGCTCGCTCGGCGCCTGGAGTCCCTCAATGCCGACCAGTTACGCGGATAGTGCCCAGGCCCGTGAATCAGACAGGCGCTGGGACTTCCCGGAGCGAACACCGCAAAGCCGCGCCGCCCTCTTTCACGAATACACCGAGAAAGATTTGGCGGAGCGTGAAGTCCGCCGGCTCGCAGAGCGTGCCAGCCTCAAGCGTCGCATTGGACTGGTTATGGCTCAGATGGAAAGCATTTGTCCGCCGGTTGGGGGAGATACATGAACACCGCCCAGCGAGACCACCAGAACGCCGTCAGCTGGATCGAGACAGAGATCGAAAACATGATCCGCAACCTTGGCCAGCCCAACGCCAGTTCGGCGGCGACATCCTGCGTCACCCTGGCCTTCATGCTGCGGGCCATTGACGAGGCCGAACATCGATACTTCCGGGCGCGCATCGACAAGATTTACGCCAACTACAACGCCTCTATCGTTTCCGCCGCTTAACGGCCCCACCCCACCACAAAACTTTCAATGCTGCGCCAGGCGCGGCGAGGGATCGTCATGTCCACCAATCCTAAAAAAGCACCCGCACAAGAATCGCTCGAAATGAGCGAAACGGAAGAATCCAAGAAGTCCATTGCCCCTGCTGTCGCCGTCACCGACATCGCGGAGTATCGGCCGCACGAGGAGCAAATCGTTCGCCTAGAGACAACCTACGGGAAGCTGGTGGTTGACTGCTCGACCAGCGAAGGCTTGGCGAATGCAAAGGAAGTTCGCGTCGATATCCGCGACGTGCGTTATGCCCTAGCCAACACCACCAAAACGGCACTGGTTCCCTACCAGCAGGCGGTTAAAGACGCCCAGGCTCGCGTCAACCAAGTAAAGGAGTTCGGCGATACGCTGAAAGATCGAGTCTTGGCAATCGAGACTCCTGTTGACGAAGCAATCAAGGCCGAAGAAAAGCGCATTGCTGATGCCAAGGCAGAGCGCGAGCGTGTCGAGGCTGAGCGTGTCGACGCCATCCGGGCCAAGATTACCCGCTTCAGCTCTGTCGCTGCCGCATACGCAAGCCGCAGCGCTGCCGACGTCGCCGGAATTCTGAAAGGCGTTAAGGAGTCGGTGATCCTCCCCGAAGAATATGGCGAATTTGAAGCCGAAGGCACCATCGCTCGCGACAACGCCATTGAGCAATTGGAAGCGCTACACAAGGCTGCCATTGATCGAGAGGAAGCTGCTGCCAAGCTGCTGGCTCAGCAGAAAGAGCTGGACGACCTGCGCGAGAAACAACGCATCGCCGACGCTGAGGCTGAAGAACTGCGTAAGCAGCGCGCCGAGGAAGACCGTCTGCGGTTAAAGAAGCAGCAGGACGAACTGGACCAGCAGCGTCGTGACATGGAAGCCCAGCAACGCCAACAGCGCGAGCAGCAAGAAGAACAGCAGCGCCAGCAGCGCGAGCGCGACGCCCAATATCAGCGTGACCAAGAAGAACTGGCCCGTCTGCGCGCCCAAGCTGCCGCGCCGGTCCCGGTCATTGCTACGGCTCCTGCCTCGATCGAAGCGAAGGCCGAGGTCGCACCAGTCAGATCACAGGCGACCGACGCTGAACAGGACGATTTGACTACGACCGCGCCGGCAGTTGAAGACATTATCGAGGTTGTAGCGCTGGGCTTCGACGTACCTCTCGACACTGCCCACGCTTGGCTACGCGCCATCCGCTTCTAACCACCCTTTCCACCCGAAAGCCGACACATTCCTTGTCGGCCAGGGAGAGCGCAATGAACGAATCAGACACACAAGCACAAACCGGCATCGCCACGTACCACGATCCATCGCACAACGCCGCGGCGCTCATACTCGACCCAGGCACCATGAGGTCGATGAGCGACCTGGCGATGATGATGTCGAAGGGTGTTACCACAGTGCCAAAACACCTGAAGGGCAATCAAGCCGACTGCATGGCTGTAGTACTGCAGGCCATGCAGTGGCAGATGAATCCCTTCGCTGTCGCGCAGAAGACGTTCATCGTCAACGGTGGCGCTTTGAGCTATGAGGCGCAGCTCGTTAATGCAGTGATCACCGCCAAGGCACCAGTCAAAGGTCGATTGAATTTTGAATGGTTCGGCGCTTGGGAAAACGTCATCGGGAAGATGCGCGAAGTCACCAGCAAAACGAAGAAGGACGAGGACACCGGCGAGTTTAAAAAATACCGCGTTCCAGCCTGGAGTTTTGATGATGAGAAAGGGCTCGGCATTAAAGTCTGGGCGACCTTCAAGGGCGAAGATGAGCCGCGGGTTTTGGAGCTTCTGCTTACCCAGGTTCGCACACGCAACTCCACACTTTGGGCGGAAGACCCGAAGCAACAGATCGCCTACTTGGTGACAAAAAAATGGGCCCGCCTCTTCTGCCCTGACGTGATCCTCGGCGTTTACACGCCCGACGAATTCGAGGACTCATACGGTGGCGAGATCGACATCACTCCTACCAAGCATGCTGCAAATACTGCTGCCGCTGCTGGCGTTTCGTTTGGCCCCAAATCCCCCTCACCAGAAATTGACGGTGTTTTCGCAGACCTACTGGTCGTCGCGAAGCAGCAGGACATCGAGGCCTATGCGGCAGCATGGGCAGGTCTCAAGCCAAAGCAACGTGCAGCAATCGGGCTGGAGTGCCACGAAGCCCTCAAAGCCATGGCGGCGACCGTCGATGCCGACTTTACAGATATGACCGGCCATAACGGCGACCAGTCCCAGGCAGAGGAGGCGGCATAGTGAGGACGGAACTTCAGGGCACTGAAAAGTGGCGTGCGGACCGATCTGGTCGCGTAACAGCCAGCCGCTTTAAAGACGTTATGGCCTGGGGGAAGCCTGATAAAAATGGGAAGCGCGAGCCGATGGGCGCGCGCACCTCATACATGCGCGAACTGTGCTTCGAGCGACTGGCAAAGAAGTCCAAGCACAATGTCAGCAGCGCCTCTATGAAGTGGGGCCACATCGAAGAGCAAAAGGCCCAGGACGCCTACGAGATGTTGACCGGCAACATCGTCCAGCCGTCGGAGTTCATCGTTCACCCGAAGTACGACTGGCTCGGCTGCTCACCAGACGGCCTTATCAACGATGATGGGGGCACCGAGTCGAAGTGCCCCTTCAACGAGGCGATACACGTCAGGACCTGGCTGGAAGGGATGCCCGAAGAGCATATGCCGCAGATTCAGGGCTGCATGTTCGTTACAGGTCGCAAGTGGTGGGACTTTCTGTCTTTCGATTCCCGCCAAGATGAAGAGTGTCAGCTCTATATCGAGACGATTTATCGCGACGAAGACTACATCGCCAACCTGCACAAAGAGCTGGTTCAGTTCAACCTGGAGCTCAATCGCATGGTTGATGAGGTAGCAGACAAAGCCCGGGCGCAAGCCCGTCGCCTAGGAGCCTGATCATGATCAGTAACCTGAAATCAGACATCGAGTTTCGGCGCGAGAAAGCGCTGGAGCTTTCCAGTCAGGTCCGGCGGCACCTGGCCGCCGGCGGCAAGCTCACCATCGGCGATAGCCCGGCGATCAATCCAGACCCGGCGAAGCGTTCGGAATTCATCGACCCGGCAACCATCCTCAAGCGCCGCAAGCCGCCCATCACCCGGGCCGAGCGTGAAGCGCTGCGCAAACTCGCGGAGGCTTTATGAAAAAGCGCAAGCCGCACAATTTTCAGGCACGCATCGCCCGTTCGTGCCGATCATTGCTGGCAACCAACCATGTCGCAGTGGTGAACATCGACCCCAGTGGCCGCCAGGGCATGATCAATTACAAGTCGCTGAAGAACATCGCTCCAGGGAAGATTGGCCAGGCTGTCTGCGGCATCCCTCACCGGTGGACGATCTACCTCAGCGCCCTCTGCATCGACGCCCGCGGTGACAGATACAGCAAGTCGGTGGAGGTGGCGCCCGATGGCGTTTACCTCTCCGACCACCTGGAAGACGTGATCGAGCATTGCTACAAGAAGCTGCGCGACGAGGCCAACCAAAGTCAGATGGTGGCTTCTGGCTGGATCGCCATCCCCGACACCCTATCGCTGGACGAGGCCCACGCGGCGCGCATCTTCGAAGCAGTCGGTGCCTGGCACCAGGTGAAGGTCGATTCATGCGCCGCATAGCCCGCATCCAGCAACGCAAAAGACAAACCTGGCTCGCACTGCCGGCCAGCGGAATAGAAGAGGTAGGCCATGGCCATGGATCAAAAGACGCGATCTGCAAAGAGCGCGGCGAAACGCAAGGAGCTTGGCGAGGAAGAGCTTCGGCACCGGGTGCGGGCAGGCGAAAAGCGGATGCTCGCCGACCTCATGGCCTGGACTGAAGACACTGAGCAGGCCTCGGTAATGGCCGGCGCCCTGCGCTATGTCCACTCACTCGGCCGCGATGGCGCACGTGAAGCGCTCCGTTCGCGCCACAAAATCGAAGTTAACGAAAACGTGGCGGCAGAACTTTACGCCATAGGCCAGCGCCAAGCATCACGGCTCGACGCCGAAGAAGCATAACCCACCCTACTCGCTGCACCCGGTAAAGGAGCGCGGCACCTACTCACAAAAGGCGAAAGGTGTCGCGGAAATTGAAGATCAATAACAACCGCGAAACTCTTGGCGTTTCTAACGAAAATCAGGATTACCGGTCCCCAGTTGGAATGTAAGTTCGCCTTGCATCTGGCGACTTTGGACTATCCATCTCAGAAAGTTTTTCGACGAGTTCATCGTTATCCTTCCTTAACCGAACTAGAGCTTCTGTGGTCACCTTTCCTGACTCAACTATATCTAGCATGCCTTGCTGAAAATGCACGTAAACGGCGAGTGGCAGTACAGTTACCGGGCCGGAAATTTTATCTGCATTTTCCACTACCTCGGCTCTATGCCGAATAGAGAAGTCCAGAACCGCTTTAGCCCGCTCTCGCTTCGCCAAGTAATAAGACTGGAACCAAATAGTCAAGACCGAGCTTGCAGCTCCTATCCCGGCACCAATAAGCCCTGCGACCGCTGCATCCATTAAGCATCTCCGTAACCCGGCCCCATGCCGGTCACCCGTAATACCCCATATCAACGAATCACGCCAGCCGGCGAGGATCCCCTATGTCTCCCTACAAATTGTCCGGGACGACGGTCGTCAGCTTTTCCGGCGGTCGCACCAGCGCCTACATGCTGCGCCAGGTGCTGGACAACAACGAAGACCTGAGCGATCTGGTCGTCACCTTCGCCAATACCGGGAAGGAGCATCCGGCCACCCTGGAGTTCGTCCGGGAATGCGCAGAGCGCTGGGCAGTGCCGATTGTCTGGCTGGAGTTTCGGGACGATGACGCGGGATTTGCAGTAGTGGATTACGACACTGCAAGCCGACAGGGCGAGCCGTTCGAGGCCCTGATCCGCAAACGCAAGTACCTGCCCAACCCTGTAACCAGGTTCTGCACCATCGACCTGAAGATCCGCATCATTCACAAGTACCTGCGCAGCCTGGGCCTTTCGACCGAGGAAGTGCCGGTGGACATGATGACAGGCATCCGTGCTGATGAGCCGCGACGTGTCGTGAAGATCCGCCACCGCAAAAGCACCAGCGAAAGCAAATGGGCAACTATGGTTATGCCGCTGGCTGACGCCGGTGTCGGCGTGCAAGACGTGACCGACTTCTGGGCAGGCCAACCGTTCGACCTGATGCTGCCGACGATCAACGGCAGGACGCTGGAAGGCAACTGCGACCTTTGCTTCCTAAAAGGTGCCAAGCAGGTCTATTCAATCATCGCTAGCGACCGCGATGAACCGATCCGCAAGGGTGATTGGTGGGCACGCATGGAGAGCTCAGTTGTTTCCGGCGGGAAGTTCACCGGCGACGGCGCCCGCTTCCGCAGCGACCGGCCCAGCTACCAGCAGATGCTCGACTACTCCGACAGACAGTTCGATATGTTCGCCGACCACGACGAGGCCATTGCCTGTTTCTGCGGCGACTGATCTTTATTTTACAAGATTTGGTCACCTATACCGCCAAAAAGGGGCTGTGCCTTTCCACTATTAGGTAACAGGCATTCCGCTTGTGATTGATCTAGTGAGGGCAACGTATGAGCTGCAACTGCAACAAAGAACTCTTAAAGACCTTTTCGTCCGGCCTTTTCTGGGGTGCTGTCGCACTCAAATTCATCCAATACAAGTTCGGCATCCTGTAAGTCAATCTAAGGCCCGAGCCTCGTGAGGGGCTCGCGGCAACTCTTCTACGAAAACAGCAATCGATTTGTTCGCCGGCCTCGGCAAATGGAGCGCCGGCGCGCTGCATCACCAGATTTAACGGGGGGCGGACTGCAATCGCCACCTAGCGGCTTGGAGGAGCTGACTGCTGAACAGGGAAGCGAACTCGGGTCTGAGCATGATCGCCTCCACTGTCAGGTGCTCCCTTCCCTCTCGCAATAGCTTCCTGAAGCCATCTTGAAACTCGGGGGACTGAACCAGTTTGATCGATGCTTCGACCGGATGCTGGGCGCGGTTCATCGCCTCCCATTTAGTTGGGTGATATCCGAACTCGTGGCATTCCCTGATTGCTTCAGAAATTGCCTCAGCAAATGCAGCTCTGACCTGCTCCACGCAAAACTCCTTGCTTATAAGGATGGCACATTGCCGCCCACAACCTTCTGAATACCTCAAATCATCAACTCACGCCACCTAGGCGAGGATCCCCTATGTCCGCACAACAGAAGAAACACCCCTTCGATTTCAAAACCCAATACGGACTCGGCTTCAACCCTCAGGACGATGAGATCGTTGTCGACTTCTTCTGCGGTGGTGGTGGTGCCGGTACCGGCCTGGAGATCGGCCTGGGCCGCGCGGTGAACGTCGCCAAGAACCACAGTCCGCAAGCGATCAGCATGCACACCATGAACCACCCAGGCGCCCAGCACTTCACCACCGACGTGTTCGAGGGTGACCCTGACACCGAGTGTGGCGGCAAGGCCGTCGGCTGGTTCCACATGTCACCGGACTGCACGCACCACAGCCAGGCGGCCGGCGGGCAACCGCGCAAGCGTGAGATCCGCAACCTGTCGTGGATCGGCCTCAAGTGGGCAGGCATGAAGCGGCCCAGGGTGATCAGCCTAGAGAACGTGAAACAGATCCTGCAGTGGGGCCGGTTGATCGCCAAGCGCGACAAGGCCACCGGCCGCGTGGTGACCCTTGACCAGATTCCGCACCCAACCAAAAAGGGCGCGACTACCAACCGAGTGGCGGCGCCAGGCGAACAGGTTCCGGTTTCCAACCAGTTCTTGGTGCCTGACCCGAAGCAGCGCGGCCGCACCTGGCGCCGCTTCGTGGCGCTGCTGGAGGGCATGGGTTACGTCGTTGAATGGAAAGTCATCAAGGCTTGCGACTTCGGCGCGCCGACCAGCCGGGAACGCCTGTTCATGATCGCCAGGTGCGACGGCGAGCCGATTGTGTGGCCGGAGCCAACCCACGCCAAGAACCCCGTTAAGGGTCAGCAAAAGTGGAAAACCGCCGCTGACTGCATCGACTTCACCGACCTGGGCAAGAGCATTTTCGGCCGCAAGAAAGACCTGGCCCCGGCCACCCTGCGCCGTGTTGCCAAGGGCATGAAGAAGTTCGTCATCGATAGCGCGGCGCCGTTCATTGTGCCGATTGCCAACTGGTCAGGCGAGACTGTGCAATCGGCAGACGAGCCGCTGCGCACCATCACCTCCTACCCAAAGGGCGGCGCCTTCTCGGTGGTGAGCCCAATCATCGCACCGGCAACGCATCAGGGCAGCGATCGTATCAATGACCCGCTTGATCCTCTGCCCACGGTAACGTGCGCGAATCGCGGCGAGCTGACGCTGATCAGCCCGTTGATGGTTGGGGCGGGCGGCCCAGAGTATTCCGGTAAGCCGGTGAGCGTCGACCAGCCGACAGGTACAGTCACGACACAGAACCACCGCGCGATCGCAGCGGCGCATCTGGTGAAGTTTCGCTTTGATGACGCGGGAAAGGCGCTGGACGAGCCACTGCCGACCATCACCAGCGGCGGCAACTATCAGCGCCCGGCCGGGGCTGCCCACGCTATGGGCATCTCCACGGTGTTCATGGCCCAGATGAATGGTGGCTTCAACACCACCGACGCCAAGAGCATCGAGGACCCGATGACCACGGTGACCAACACCGGCAGCCAGCAACAGCTGGTGGCGGCGAACCTGGTGCACTTGCGCGGCAACTGCGATGCCCGGGACGTCAATGACCCGCTGCACACCGTCAGCGCCGGTGGCCAGCACCACGGGTTGGTCAGCGCATTCATGGAGCGAGCATTCGGCGGCAGCATTGGTCAGGGCCTGGAAGAACCGGCGCCGACCATTACTGCCGGTGGCGGCGGCAAGAGCTCGCTGGTTTCGCTCACGTTATCGCCTGAGCACGAAGCCGGTGCCCTCCGCGTAGCCGCTTTCCTGATCAGCTACTACGGTACCGAGAACATCAGCGCTTGCGATTCGCCGGCGCCGACGATCACCACCAAGGACCGCCTGGCAATGGTCACCGTGATGGTCAAGGGAACCCCCTACGTAATCGTCGACATCTGCCTGCGGATGCTGAAGCCGTCCGAGCTGTACAAGGCTCAGGGCTTCCCCGCTGATTACATCATCAGCCACGGCGCCGACGGCAAGCCGTTCACCAAGACACAACAGGTGCACATGTGCGGCAACAGCGTAAGCCCACCGCCGATGGCTGTCTTAGCTCGGGCCAACGATCCATGGCAAAAGCTGGCTGTAGTTATCAAAGCCGCTTAGCTGTTGGAGACTGGGGTTATTAAATCGATCGTGGGTGGTACATTCGATACGACATGAAGTTTTGAGTGTAATCTTGATTCAGCACCAATTAATAATTCCTGCATCAATAAATCACACTGGGCCCTGGCCTGCTCATTAGCTTTCTGTACGACGTTGTTTGCTTCTTCAACTCTACCTTCTATCAGTTCACCAGATTCACCAATCATTCCGTCCGCCATAGGTAGCGGTTCCCGATGAAATACGGAGGAGTAATGAGATAGCAAGCCCTTTACATATTCCAGTTGCGGCAAAGCTCGAACATCCGCACTTAAAATCAAGCCATTATCACCCTCTCCCAAATTCAGATTAAAAGGATGAGACTGCTTCAACTCTTCATTTTTATGCGAAACCCACCAAAACAAGCCGCCCGCAGCGAAAAATACAATCGCCCCGCAGACAGCAATGATGAAATTTTGATTCTGGGAGTGAAGCCAAATAGCTACAAACAAGAATGCAGCAGAAAAGAAAACCAATGTAAATACAACTATTTGCCCACCACGAGGACTGACACTCAATGCAGCCTTGGCCTTAACTTCCATATCATGCTCCGATAGTAACGGTACCGTTAGGATTACGTATCGGGTGGTACTCGGGAGAGTCATCAAACTCATTCCCCAAATCCATAAACTGCAGTGCGTTAACTAACTTCCCAGAAACAACAATAAAATTCGTGCTATCCAAATAGCAATCAATCAAAGAGAAATTTGGAGTTTCAATTATGAGACGACATTTATCAAACCTACACGACTCAAAGCGCCAACCATCCAGTTTTATAATTTTTTCGTTATACCAAAGCCCTCTTACTGCTGGAGGCGATGGAATAGGCGGTGGCGGAGGCGGAGGAGCTACCCCATAAGCTAGCCGGGCCTGGGCTAAACCCTCGATGCCTCTGAGTATGTCTGCAGCATCAATTTTCTCGCTCATCTCATTTTCCCTATGTATGGCGTTTTGCCCTCAAAAATATACAGGCCCTTTGCCCAAAGTGAAAGCTCGACGCAGGTCAGGTAAATACCCCTCCCCCCTCAAAGTCAGCCGCTATAGCGGCAAGGAAACTTATGCGCCTGAAGAAAGCTGAGCGCGAGCAAGTGCGCCTGAAATACGGCGGGCACTGCGCCTATTGCGGCGTGCTGCTGGGTGACCGGTGGCACGCCGACCACCGAGAGCCAGTGATCAGGGTCAGTGATGAGCGCGTGGCCGAGCAGGCCGAGAATCACAACCTCGACAACATGATGCCGGCCTGTGCGCCCTGCAACATCAGCAAGGGCCGGCAGACGCTGGAGGGCTTGCGGGCCTGGATCGCCGGGCACATCAACTCCCTCAACAGCTACCACCCCATCTACCGCCTAGCCAAGTCCTACGGACTGATCGCCGAGACTGGCGCGCCGGTGGTGTTCTACTTCGAAAAGGTGACCCTATGGGCTACATCAACCCACTCTTAAAGTTGCCATCTGGCCGCGCCCTTCTGGATCTACCAGCAGAAGATAGGGCGCGGATTGAAGCCGTAATGCGCGAACTGCGCGACCAGGCCAACACCGAGGCGGAGAATTCCTGGAAGCGCCGCAAAGGCCCGATGGCCGCCTACTGGCGAGCCGTCTCGACCTACGCGCGCCACCTAGCGCATGCGCTTTCTCACAAATCCCTGCCCTAACCCCAATCCCCCTACATGCCTGCCGGTGAGCGGCGGGCGAGGTATCCCTATGCCCGAAGAAAAGAATGCATTCCGCGAAGCCGCTATCGAAGCGATCTCGGATATGGCGCAGCACCTGCCGCTCGATTGCGAACTGCTGGTGGTGGCCTGCCGCCCAGGCAAGAAAGACTTTGACCTGGTGCTGCCTTCGCCCGAGTCGAACCTGAACAACACCCTCGACGCGCTTCGCCGTAATGGCCTGAGCATCGACGGCGACAACACCTACAAGCGTGACCTGCTGGACTGCGTTGTCGGTGCCCTGGCCACGGGCGCGCAGAACTCCACCCCCCCACCAGCCGGGCACTGGGGCCAGCGCTTCTGGGACATCGGTCGAGGTGAAGCCGAGGCTCGGGAAGAGTTGATCACCGCGCTGAAGCTGAACCGCGAAAACTTGCGCGCCTGCCAGGCAACCATCCACCTCTGCGGCGGTTTTGACCCTGCCTATGTGAACGATGCCCAGGCAGCGATGAAGGTCGCAGACGACGCCCTCGCCAAGTTCTCCATATAGCCCACCTTCCGCCGCCCAGCGCGGCAAGGACACCAAATGTTCGCAATCAAGCTCACCCTGATTCTGCTGGGCGCTTTGCTGTACCTGGTCGGCACCGCCGGCTGGTTCTTTTGGCTCGGCCCACGCCTTCTGGCGGACGGCGAAACAGCCGACATCCTCTACGCCTTCGCCGGCACCTGCGGCTGGATGCTGATCACCTTCGGCCTGGTCATTCACATCATCAAGACAGCGCGGCCCACTACGGGCGCACGGAGCGATCCATGAGCGGAGTTCAATTCCTATCGCATGAAGAGGTCTGCGAGCTGACCGGCGCTCGGACAAAGGCTGGCCAGATCCTGAACCTCAAAAGGAACGGCATCAGGCACACCATCAAAATGAACGGTTGGCCGAGCGTGACAGCCATGGCAGTTACTGCCGTCGGCATGTCCGAGCCAGAAAAACTCGTATGGAAACCACGCAAGGCAAGCTGAAATGGGAAGAAGACCAAGTAAGCCGGGCTCCATCGCCCGGCTGAGAGAGCGCAAGAAAGCCAGCGGCCGTGTTTTTTACTATTACGACACCGGCGGAAAGGACCGCAAGGAAATACCTCTGGGCAGCGACTACGGCTTGGCCATCATGGAGTATGCAAAACTAGAGCGTGATCGCACCTCAACCGAACTGGTTGCCAGGGTGATCACCTTTCGGTACGTGGCAGAAAAGTACCTGGTTGAAGTTGTGCCCACCAAGGGCACAGCGACTCAGCTCGACAACCAGCGCGAACTGAAAAACTTAATGGCGTTCTTCGATGATCCGCCCGCACCACTTGAGACGATCGAGCCCCTTCATGTTCGCCAGTATCTGACCTGGCGAAAGTCAGCGCCGGTAAGAGCCAATCGAGAAAAGGCCCTGCTCAGCGCGATATGGAACTACGCCAGGGATAAGGGCTATACATCACTGGCGAACCCATGCGCCGGAATCAAAGGCAACAAGGAGACCGGACGGGACACCTACGTCGAGGACGAGCTGTTCAAGCGAGTTCACGACAAGGCTGACGCCGGGTTGCGTGATGCCATGGACCTCGCCTACCTGACTGGTCAACGAGTCACGGACACACGGCTGATGGACGAACGAGACGTAAGGGATGGGCAGATCTGGGTCCTCCAGGGGAAAACAAAGGCAAAACGTCGAATCGAGGTCACTGGCGAACTGAAGGTTTTGATTGATCGAATAATGTCCCGAAAGTCAGGGCATAAGGTCCGCTCGACGCGGCTGATCGTGGCGGAGGATGGCACACCAATGACGGTGGCAATGTTGCGTAGGAGATTTGATATAGCGAGGGAAGCTGCTGGGGTGACTAAGCCTGAGTTTCAAATGCGCGATCTACGCGCCAAAGCCGGTACGGACAAGGCCGAGTCCAGTGGCGATATCATGCAGGCCAAGGATCAACTTGGGCATACCACCGTAGTGATGACTGAGCAGTACATCCGCAACCGGAAAGGCAAGAAAGTCTCACCAACGAAGTGAATTGCGGACCGGTTATTTTATTGCGGACCGGAAACAAACAAGGGCTTGCATCAGCTTTCGCCCGCAAACCCTTGATTCTAGATGGTGCCCGAAGCCGGAATCGAACCGGCACGCCCTTACGAGCGGGGGATTTTAAGTCCCATGCGTCTACCAGTTTCGCCATTCGGGCGGTAGCGCTATACAGCGAGCCAAGCAGCTTCAAAAGCCCTTGAGCGTTGCAGCAGGCTAGGGAATATATAGATCCAGCCCCCTCGATGCAAGGTCGGGCGCGGGCTTTTTCAAACAAACCAGCGGCTCCTCTGCAAACAAAAAAGCTCGCCAGATCAGTGATCTACAGATTTCAGCCGCAGTGCTGAGCAATAGCAGCACCCACCGCTTCGGCATCTGCGGCACTCGCCACCAGGCGCATCAGGAAAAATAAGTCATGACGGCAATGACCACTGAAACCCAAACCAGGGTCATCAAAAACGACAGCGCAGCCAATGTTTTGCCCATTTGCCTACTCGCCCCGATGAAAACCGCTTCAGTGAATCAACTCTTTTGCCTTCTCCAGGCACTCCGTGGCGCTGTCCAGTGCTTCGGCCGCTTTGGCTGAGGCAGAATTGCCATTTTCAGCGCGATTGCCGGTGATGACAAACAACACATCGACACCGACCTTGGCAATCGCCGCCAGGTAATCTGCCCGTGGAAAACGCACACCGTTTTCATAACGCCCCTGGGCATTGGTCTCAACGCCTCCGACCTTGCCCAGCGTCGCTTGAGAATAGCCAAGCCTGACACGCTCTGCCTTTAACCTCGCCCCAATGCTCATAAACAACCTCCTTTGTGGGATCGTGGATACGATACTGCGCACAAAAGGTTAGTTCCTTGACCGAACTGAGCCGCTATTTATTGCCTGATCCTAGAAAACCATCACCCCTTGTTATCCGGCACCTGCGGCGCCTGAGGGCATCTGATACGCTTTTTTCTTCTGCATCTGACCCTGTAACGAAACCCGTCCTGGCCTGACAATACACCCACTCCCGACACGCCCGTGGAGCCCGACAGGAACCGTCCTGCCGGCCCGTTCATTTCGGAGGCCTTATGGCTAAGATGGCATTTTTCCTGTTCGGTTTTCTTGCGCTGACCATTGCGATTGGTCTGCTTGCCACCATCTCACCGGTCTAGGATCCCTCCCCTCGCCTGACGTCAGAGGGAGTTTCAGCCGGCAAAAAACATCGGATACAACGACAGCACCAACAATCCCGCCATCGACCAGTTAAACAGCCGCAACCAGCGCGGCTCGCGCAACACATTGCGCAAGCCGCTGCCACAGCCGGCCCACACACAAACACTGGGCAGGTTCACCAGGGCAAACACCGCCGCAATCAACAGCACGTTGGTGACATAACCGTCGGCAGGCGTATAGGTGGTGATCGCGCCCAATGCCATGACCCAGGCCTTGGGGTTGACCCACTGGAATGCCGCCGCGCCGAGAAAAGTCATGGGTTTGCGCTTGTCATCGGTGTCATCGGACATCGCGCTGGAGGTTGCAATCTTCCACGCCAGGTACAGCAAATACGCCGCCCCCACATAGCGCAATACGGTGTAGGCCCACGGCAACGCCTTGAATACCTCACCCAGCCCCAAGCCCACGGCGATCACCAACAACATGAAGCCAATGCTGATCCCCAGTGCATGGGGAATCGAGCGAATAAAACCGAAGTTCACCCCGGACGCCAGCAACATGGTGTTATTGGGACCTGGGGTGATTGAGGACACAAAGGCGAACAGCGCAAAGGCTGACAACAGGCTTGAAGACATAAGCATGGCGCGACATCCGAACGAGTACTGTGGCCGTGACAGTAGAACGTTGCGCCAGCCTGCGCCCCGTACAGCTACAGGCAGATACAGGCATACACTTCGTCAGCCCCCCAACAAGCGCCTTCGAACCAAACTGCCATTGGTTTGCCTTCATTGATCGGTATACTTGCGCCCTCCTCTGCACCCTGTGCTGAACACATCCTGAAAGGACACTCGATGAGCAACTACCTCGACCGCGCGCTGACGGGCCTGCGGACCCTGGGCATCAATCTTCTGCAGCCGGTTCCAGACGCACCGGTACTGGTATTGTTGGACCGCGTTGCCCAGTACGACACCGCCAAAGTCACTGCTATCGCCGCCGTGTTGCAACAGTCGACCACCTTCAACAGCGTGGTTCGCGAACAGATTGCCGGCATGGATATCTCCACACGCTTCATGGACATCACCCAGAGCTTCACCTCGATTCGCGAAGACGCCGCCGCCATGGCCGGCTGGATGGATGACGGGCGCCTGGATACGCTGGAGAAGCTCAAGCTGAGCTGGATGAACCTGCGTCGTGGCTCGATCCCCAGCCGCTTCAGCGAGATCCGTGAAAACTACCTGCAGGTGTGCAAGTCGGCCAATGACCAGATCTCCCGGGAAACGGTGATTCTGGAAGCCTACTTGGACTTCCGCATGGCCATGAAGGCGGCCGAGGTCGATGCCCAACAAGTGCTTGCCCTGGCCGGCCAGGTCCTGGAGCAGCGTACCCAGGCCTTGAACGAAGCCAACGCCCAAGTTACGGCTGCCGAAACCCTGGCGCCGGCCGAACGCGCGGCCCTGGAGTTGCGTCGCGATGAAGCCGTACGCGCGCTGCAGGACGAAGACAAGCGCTACCAGATCGTCAAGGACATCGCCGATGACCTCAAGGTCGGCTACAACACGGCCGAAATGGTCTTCGCCCGGATCAACCAGGTGCATGTGATCAAGGAGCGCCAATACCAGCGCATGGTCTCGTTCTTCTCCACCAACGAAGTGGTGTTGACCGGCCTCGCGGTATCGTTCACCAGTAACAGTGGCCTGGCCGAAGCCACCAACACGCTGAATGCCACCACCGACGGCATCAGCAAGGGCCTTGAAGCCCTGGGCAGCACCGGCAACACCCAATTGGAAGCGGCGGTCAAGGCCAGCTATGGCTCCACCATCAAGGTCGACTCGGTGCGCGCCCTGGCCGAAGCCACCCTGAGCTTCCAGACTGACATGCACGGCCTGACGGAAACCTACCGCGCTGAATCCAGCAACGCGTCCCGTGACATCGCCGAAGCCGTCGAAGAGGCCAAACGCAAGTTCGCCGCATTGCTGACAAAGGCCGCTTGATGAGCGACATTCTTCTCTCCGAGCAACTCGGCGCGATGGCGCTGGTGGATCAACTGCGCCACCAGCAGATGGCGGTTGAAAAGGACTTGAGCCTGCCCCAACGCCGTGCCGAAGTGGCGGCGCGCATCCGCGAGTATTACCAGAACAACGGCATTCAATTTACCGAAGCGCAGATCGACCAGGGCGTGCGCGAATTCTTTTCCAAACGCCTGGTGTTCGAGGCCCCGGAACTGAGTGCGCTTGACCGTTTCTGGAGCAACGTACTGCTCAGGCGGCATCGCGGCATACTCGTCATCCAACTCATCGCGGTCACCTTGCTGGTGGTGCAATGCAGCCGGGTGATGGTCGCCAGACACGAAATCCAAGAAGCTCAAAGAGCGGCCATCGCCGTCGAGACGAGCGCGGCACAAAAACAATCAGACATCGCCCACCTGAAGGCTCGCCTGAGCGCCGTGCAACAGGACCCGGCCTATATTGAGGGCGGCGACCTGTTCAGTGCCCTGCCCCGCCTGAATACCAAGGCCGAACATGCCCTGGCCATGGTCGATACCTCCGGGGTCGATTACGCCAGTGAGCAGATCGGCGTGCTGGAGGCGTTTTTAGCCAAGGTCAAGGCAGTCCAGCCGATGACCGATCAGCTCAACGAGTTGACCCGCAAGGTCGCCGACATTCACCTGCCAGCCGCCGACAGTAAAGCGACGCGGGGCATGCAGGCCGAATTGGTCATGATCAAAGACCTCATCGGGAAATTCGAGATCGAAAAAGCCGGCGGCCAACTCAGGGCCCTGCGTGCCAACACCGAACTGATCCCCAAGGAGGTGACCATTCGGGTTGTCGACCGCCCCGGCACGCCGTCCGGTGTCGAGCGCTGCTACGACAAGGCGCTGTGTAATTCCAATCCTGGTTCGACCCAGGGCAAGAGCTGGTATTTGGTTGTTGAAGCCGTCGACCTGTCGGACAGGCCGGTGCTGCTGCCCACCGTCAGCAGTGAGACCGGCACCGGCGCCTGGGCCAGCCAGTTCGCTGTGCGGGTACCGCAGGCCGAATACCTGAAGGTCAAGGCCGACAAACTCGACGACGGCCACCTGACCAACCGAGTAGTCGGCCGCAAGCCAGCCGGCAGGATGGAAGTCACCTATTTGAGCCAACGGACCACCGACCCGCTCGAAACGATATTGGAGTGGTGAAGACATGACGCCTGACACCCTGATCGGCATCACCGAACGTAACTCCCGCAACGCCGAGCTGAGGATTCGCACGGCCGAGCAACACCTGTCTGAACTGCTCGGCGAGCAACTGGCGCTGGAGCAGGACATTACCCAGCGCCTGGGTAAAATCGCGGCCCTGCACCTGGACCAGGGCAACACGCAGAATGAGCAAGTTGCCGTCGCCCTGAACCTGCGCCAACAGTCCCAGGGCCTGCTCCACCAGCAACTGCGCGACGCTGAGCAGGCCGTGGCCCAGGCACTGGCGGGCAAGGAAAAACTGCAAGCGCGAGCCGACACCCTCGACCAGCAAGCCCGGCAATCCCTGGAGCAAAACCCTGACTACGCCCGCCAGGTCGAGCAACTGGACCTGGCCCAGGCTGCCCACCGAGAACACGTCAGCGGTTATGAAGACCTGCGCCAGGAGTGCGCACTGAAGCGTCCGACCTTTGATACCAACCTGGTCTACGTCTACCTGCGCGGACACGCCTTCGGCACCGACCAATACCGACGCAACCGTCTGAACCGCTGGATGGACAACTGGCTGGCGACCAAGGTGAACTACCTCGCCAACCGTAAGAACGAGCTGAGCCTGATCGCCCTTGGTGAGCGAAACGAGGCCTTGCAGGCCGAGCGCATCGCCCTGATCAGCACCTTGAGCGCAAGTGTCGATGCGCAACTCGCTCAGGCACGTGACCAGCACGGACAGGCCTCAATACAACCCGAGCTCGATACCCTTCAACGCGTGGTCGACAACGCCAAGCGCCAGGCCAATGCCATCCAGGAAAAACTCGGCAGCTACTCACGCAACGAAGACCCGCAGTACCAACGCGCTCGGCAGTTGCTCACTGACCAGTTGAAAACCCAGAGCATTGGCGAATTGATCGACCTGGCCAGCCACACCCCGGGCGACGCCGACGACCTGATCGTCGAGCAGCTGCAAACCCTGAACCTGCGCTTGAAAGCGGTGGTACAGCAACTGGCGCAGACCCAGGAAGAAGCCGTGGTGCACCAGAGCAGCTACCAGCGTGCCAAAGACCTGGAGCGCAAAGTTCGCAACGATGCCTTTACCGGCCGCGATGTTTACTTTGACCTGTCGACTGACTTCGAGCGTCTGGTAGAGAGCTACATGACCCAGGGCGCAACCCTTGGCCAGGTTGTGGATGTGCTAAGCCGGGGCCTTAAAATCGTGCGCCGCAGCCAGGTAGCGGCAGGGGCGACGCGAGGCTATGTCAGCGCATCGATCAGCCCTGTCGTCCTAGGCGTCGCCACCGTCGAAAGCAGCAATAACAACACAGCCAGCTTTTCGACGTCAGGCAGTACAGGCGGCGGCAGCTTCAGGACGACCGACAGCTTCTAGCCTGGCGCGAAGCAAATCCGGGACTTCCTCGTTGCTAGCTGTCAGACAACGAGGAAGTGATCTGCGCAATCGCATCCTGATCCAGCCCGTCCAGCGTGCGGTAGTGGTTGATGATCAACGTCTCCTTGTCACTCAGGGTGGCCTGGTTGATAACCGCCCTCTCCCCCGTCAACACGTAAAGCACGTCCACGCCTTTATGCCGGAGGGCTATCAGGTAATCGGTCTTGGGCGCCCGCGCGCCACTTTCGTAGTGCACCTGAGCATTCGCACCCACACCGCCAATCGCACCAAACTCCTGTTGGGAGAGCCCCAGGATCTTGCGTTCTTCCTTCAGGCGGATGCCGAGTTTATCGTCCATGGTGGGTACCTCAATAAACGTGTTTAACACCCACCATACGCTTATGTGCCGGAGCGGGGTCCATTCATTCGGAAGGGTTACCGGCAGACAATATTCATCAGGGTTCACGTGACGTCAGCGGCGAGCCGACTTACCTTGGCCACCCGCCCCTCTTACTG